AATTAATATTTGCAATTAATTCCGCTTGCTCTTCTGTTATTTTAATTCTTTTCATTAGGCCACACTATTTTTTAAACCAGATTTCCAAAAATTTCTTTTAACCCATAATTGTTTATATAATTGGGTCAAGACATTTTTAGTTATATCAACAACTTTATCTTCAAGATGTTTATTACCTTTAACTTCTTTATTGATTATATCAACAACTTTATTTTTTAAATCATTACCATTTAGTTCACTTTTAACAATTGATTTAACATCTGCTTTCGTCAACTCTTCATGTAATCTATGTTTTATTAAATTTTTCATAAAGTTTCTTTTATAATAAATATAATGTTTTTAGTAAAAATGGGTTATTTAATAGTATATTATAAACTAAAGATAGAATACATTCCACCGATACCAATTATTGGGGTAAATTCTAAACCAGAACTAATACCAACACCTATCATTGGTCCAAAATGCCATCTTTTCTTTTTAACAAATTTCTTAAACACTGGGTTTTTCTTTGGGTTAATAATCGCACCATCTAATTTAGTCACATTAAATCCAGGGTAATCACTACGAACAAATATCTCTAAATTACCATTCAACTCTCGTAAACCAGTTATAAGATTAAAACCAATTTTATCACTTAATAATGTTGTACCTAAATTTGTAACACCAGTACTATCATATTTGAATTTAGAAACACCCGATAATTTGCGAAAATTATATTTATCATAAATTGTATCATTCTTCCAATTAATACCTAATGTACTATCTGGGTAAACGATTAATTCACTAGGAATTTCAACTGGGATTTCAACAACAGAACCATTAATTGTAGCAATGATTTGTGTTAAATTATAAACTTTACCCTTCTCTTTATCTAATTCATCTTTTAACTCACTATTATATTCACCTAAGTCTTTATTTTTAGTAATCAAAACCTGTTTAGCTTTTTCTAAATTACCAATTTTATTAACAGTTGTCCGTAGAGAATCGTTCTTAGCCTTTATATTTTGTTCTAAAATATTGAGGTTAATATTTTTATTATGTAATACATACCCAGTACCACTCAATAGTAATACTAATATTATAATAATACCTATTAAATATTTTGTTAATTTATTAGAATGCTGTTGAGTCATAATTTTCCGCTTTATAATCTTGATTCATTTTTAAACCCCATTCATCAGACCAATTTTTATAATATCCATGTAAAGCGTTTAAAGTTTTAATCGTTTCTTGTGTTAATTGTAAACCATTAGCATCAATATATAACCCATCCGTTTCGTTTAAAATCATTCTCCAAGCCATACCACCCATATCTTGGAATCTACCAGAGAAAATAGCATTTCTATCTTCGCGATATATTTTTAATGATTCAAATTCAACTTTATTACTAACAGTCTCCATGAATGATGTTTTCACTTCTTCAATATCCTGTTCATTAGCTGACTCACCATCAACATTTTCATTTGTTTCATCATATTCTCTAATAAGATTTAACATATTTTTTGTTTCATCATATTCATTAATTAATTTACTCATAGTTTTTATTTTTTCTTTAAGTTATTCAAATTAAATGTTGGTGATAAATCTGTATGTAATTTACTAAAATTACTTCTAGTAACCATTCCATTAAATTTTTCTGGTACATTTAATTTGGTATTGTGACTAACCACTTTCTCATAAATATCAAACTTTTTCATTAAATGTAGTAATAATTCACGTAATGATGAATATTGTTCATCAGTATATGTAGACCAAAAATCATAACCACGCCAATATTTATTAATCACATCACCAGTATATTTAATATTACGTAAATTATAAAACTCATCACCAATTTGTGTTAACCACCCTTCATTAATCAAAGTAATTGGGATACTTGTTTGATTTATAGAATCACCATCTATGAACTCGGAATAATATTTAGGGTCGTAATGTTGGTAAATAACACCATCTTTATCTATTGAAAATGCGGAAGTCTTTTTGTATTGACCACCGCATCTTTTCTTCCAACCATTAATAAATGACATATCATCACTAAACGAATTACCAACAATAATTCTATTTTTTTCAAAAACCTCTTTTACATAATTCGTTTCATTAAGTTTATATTTTTTTCTATCTATTTTTATCATCACGCTTTTTAAATGTAATTTTATTAGAATCACCCTTTTCTAATGTTTTATTAGTACCAATTCTTTCAATTGAATTTGAACTCTTATTCGGTCTATTTGGGATTTTGACACTAAAATTACGTCTATCCTTAACCTCTTTTATTTCATCAACTGATATTTTCTTCTCTTTTTCCTTTTTATGAGTTTCAATAATTTCTTCAATATCTATTGGTTGTTCTGGTTCCGCCTCTTTTGGTTTCGACTCTTCTATATTATCAATTTCAACTTCTTTACCATTATTCCCTAGAAAAATCTCCTTCTCAAGTGGTAATTCTTCATCACCAGTATTTATAAAACCTGAATCATCCCATTTCTTAATAATATTCTCTTTCGGGGTGAATACATCATCTAAATCAACTTTAGATTCTTTATTTTCCTCAATAATTGATTCTTCGTCTTCAATAATAGTTGTCTCTTCGTCTTCGATAATAGTTGTTTCACCACCATCATTCGTTTCATCATCTTTAATCTTTTTATTAGTAAACGAAACTAATAGATGAAGAAATGATAATGATATCATTGGTATAAAACCACCACCGATATACGCTAATATTTGTCTATGAAATTTAATATCACCATGACCAAATAACCCACCGACTAAATCAACCCAATCCTTAAACATTGGACTTGTAATGTCAATGTATTGATATGCGTAAAAAATGTTCCCAATCAATTGGATAAAAGTTACGATTATAAATGGAATATAAGCTGCATTACCAATTCTAGTTGTTATCCCAGCTAAAGCACTTAGTGCTGCAATCTCAATACCAATTGATAAGTATATCGCCCAACTTATTGGATTAGTTAACCCATACCAAGCTATGACGTGAGAAATTGAAACCCCAGCTGCAATTAATATTGGTAAAATATACGCTGATTTAATTATTACTGTTGAATTTCTAGTAAACCAATTCATTAATCTTTTAATTTATTTCGTTTTTTATCATCCATATGTTTTAATTCGGTAATAGTAATACCTTTTTTATCACCTAATTCTTCTAATTCTAAATATTCCCACATAGATTCATCAAATAATGATTGAACATCATCCTTCGTTAAAACTTCTTTTGGTATTGAATTAACAACTGTTTCAATTGAGTCAATTTTTCCACTTAATTTGTTATGTTCAAACTCTCTATCACCATTTACACCACAACCGCGAAATGTTATAATTAATAATAATGTTATAGTAATCAACATACCATATTTCTTAGTAAATTCTAAAATTTTATTCATAGTTCTTTTATTATAAATATCTAGTTATTCGTTAATAAGTGAGTATAATTCAAAAGAATGATGTCTTAGTTTACGGATTGCTTTTTCTTTTATTTGTCTAACTCGCTCTTTAGTTAAATCGAATTTCTCACCAATAGCTTCTAATGTCATTGGTTCATATTCTGGAAATAATCCGAAATATAATTCTATGATTTCACGTTCTCTTGGTGATATTTCGCTTAAGACACGATTTAATTCATCTTTAATTAAATCATCGTTATTAATTTCTATATCATCATCTTCATTAGATATAATTGTTGATAAATCTTCACCAACATCATTGATTATTAAATTTAACGATGATATTTGTGGGTAATCAATATTTTCATAAATCACTGGCATTTCAAGGTCACCAATATTCTCACCAATATACGGTTCCCTACCTTCTTTAATTTCAAATTCCGCAATTTTCTTATTTATTTTAGATAGTTTATTAATAACATTAACTGGTAATCGTATACCCCTTGAATTTTCGTTTAACCCTTGTAAAATACTTTGACGCACCCACCAAACGGCATATGATATAAATTTAAAACCCCTGGTATAATCGAACTTATAAGCAGCTTTAATCATACCTTCATTACCATCATTTATCATATCTGGTAATGTAACACCATTTCCTTGATATTCTTTAGCGATAGAAATAACAAATTTCAAATGTGCCGAAACTAATTCATCCACAGCATTAGTATCCCCATTCTGTATTCTAATCGCTAATTCTATTTCATCCTCCGATGTTAATTTTTTTTGTTTCTTTTCAATATCTTTAAAATATCTATTAAGACTTTCTTCTTTGGTATCTATAAATTTTCTTTTCACCCATAATTAGTTTATTTTATGTTATTTATATAAATATAGAAAAACTAATTTTCATCGTCTTTCGTTAATTTGGATAATAATTCTTTATCTCTAGTTGTAAAATTTTGGTATCCTTTATCAATGATTTCATTAATTAATCTTTGTTTTTCTTCATTAGTCATAGACGAAACATCGATTATTTTAGCATCTTCAATATCGGTACCACCAGATATTTTAAATTTTTCATAATTAGTATTTAATATTTCACTATGTATTCTCATTAAAAAATCTCTAGTTGTCATTTCACTATTTAGATTATTTTTATCAGTTTCCTCAAATTTACCAAATAATGTATTATAGACTGACACACTACCAACATCAACCGCATAATTATTCTTACCAAGTTCAAATAAGAAAAAGCCACGTTTATTCGAAGTGAAAAATTCTTTCAATTCACCAACAGTTGCAACTGTTGAAAACGTAGCTATTACTATATTTTTATGTTCAACGAAATTAACGTCTAATTCAGAAATCGCTCTAATCTCATCCTTAACACCCATTACTTTCCCTAGAACTATGATACAAAAATTTTTTAAATCCATATTTTTATTTATATATACAAATATATGAAAAAAATATGGATTTATCAAGATTATTTAACAGTTAACTTGGATATATTACCAGTTTTAATAACCGTTAAAATATTATCTGACCAATCGGCAACTATTTTATTATGGGTTATAATAAAAATTTTATCATACATCTCATTCATTTTTTGGAATAATAACTCGATATAATCTAAATTAATATTAGCCACTTTACCAAATACTTCATCAAATGTAATAAAATTAGGTGTTGCTAAGGTAGTTATTCTACCTAAGACAGCTCTTAATGCAATCGCTGACGCTGTTTTCTCAAAACCACTACCAGACTTTAAAGGTTTAGTAACATCATCAAGTATTATATTAAATTCAACATCATTCTTATCATTAATATCTAATTCAACATCAAAATTACATGTTTCACTTAACAATCTATGAAGTTCTGAGTTGATAATTGGTAATACTGACCTAAGAATCAATTTACTTATACCTTTTTTCCCAACTAATTCAATATACGTTTTATAAACCTTTTCTATTTTATCCTCTTTAGTTATTTCTTCTATTAATACCTCTTTTTCGTTAATATCAGTGTTAATATTGGATAATCTATTATTATTTTGATTAATACTATCGTTAATTGAGTTTTGTCTAACCATTAATTTAGCAATTTCAGTATCTTCCCAAACAATTTGTGATTCTAACTGTTTATTAGACTCGATAATACTAATATTAAGGTTATATTCCTTCAATTGTGCACGTTTTTCGGTTATTTTATTACGAAGACCACCCATTTTCACTTCTAACCTATCGCGGGTTAATTCTAACTTATCTCGTTTATTAACAGTTTGTTTATCTTCACTCATACTTAATAATTTAGTATCAATTTCGTTAATTCTATCTGTTAACTCATTAATTGTTGTTTTGGTAACCTCAATAGTTTTAATATTATTGGAAATAGTTTCACTATTGTCAACATCTTTTAATGGTTGACCACAAGTAGGACATATTTCACTATTTTTTAGATTAATATTTTCAGTCTCTAATGTTGCAACTTCATTTTCCAATTTACCAACATTAATTTTCAACTCATTACGTTCTTTATTTAAATTGAAATCTAATTCTTCATCATAAACAATGTCTTTTATCTTCTCAATTTCTACGTTACCAAAATCAACTGATTTCTTAGCTTCAATACCTTCACTAATTAAACCCTCTATTTCGTCACTCAATTTATCTTTATCAATTGATAGAATCTTATCATCGATATTATGTTTAGATGCCAATAATTTATCCCTCGTTTTATTATGTTTATCGACTTCTGCTTCATTTTCTGATAATTCAATAGCTAACCTTTCATTAACAATATTAATTGATTCTATTTCACTTTTCAAATCATTAATATCTGTTGTTAATGTGGTAATATCATAATGATTCGCCTTCATTGTTTTAACGAACTTATTATACATATCCCTAACAACCCTTTCCTTCTTCTCAATAGGGTCTAAACCGATAAACTTAGTTAATAATTTACCACGAGTTGTTGGTAAACTACTAATTAAATCGGTTAGATTATCACTTGTGGCTAAAACCATTAATTCAAAATCTGCCTCAGAACCAATTGTATCTTTAATTTTTTTAGTTGTTTTAATACCATCCTCACCTTTCAATTCTTCATATTCACCATCTGGTGTTATAATTGAATAACTAACTGAACCCCTAACAGTATAACCATTACCATTACGCTTTGGTGTCCTAGTAATTTTACGTTCAATTAAATAATCATCATTTTCAATTCTTATTCCACCCCTAACCACTACTTGATTACTATCACTATATTGGTTAAATATTTCCTCATTTTTATCAGTTTTAGATGTTGTTCCAAAAAACAAAAATTTTAATGCATCAATAGAGAATGTCGTATTATGAGAAACAATATCGTTAGAATAAAATTCATGTACTTCATCTACTTGTATATCATATAATGTATCCTTAATATCCATTAAATAACATTCTTTGATTGGTGATAATCCGAATCTAGTTTGAATTAATTCTCCAGGTTTAGCATTAATTAAATTAATAAACTCATCTTTATCGTTTTTTATTTTATGATAATCAGCACCTTCTACATATAAACCACTCTCTAACTCACATCTATAAACATCGGCATTTTTTTCAGTTATACCACACCACGTTATATCTTTAAAACCATATTGGGTTTCAACCTTTAACCCTAAATCGCCATATTTTTGATATATATCGTTTAATTCCCCTATCGTTAATTTTATTTCTTTTTCCATATTATTCTTTTAAAAACTTAATACATTTATTTATAACTTCAACCCGATTATTTTTATAATCATATTCATTAACATGTAATACTTGATATCCATCATTAATTATTAATTCATCTCTTTTTTCTTCTCTTTTTTTATTTTCAGATGTTTTTCTATGAAAATAAGTTCCATCAAATTCAATTATTTTACCCTTATTCTTAATAAAAAAATCTGGTAAAATGTAACTTTCACCTAAATTTAATCTATATTCATGGTTTTTACCACTTAAATCCTTTTTATTATTTAATAAAGTTGCAAAATAAATTTCATTATCTTTAATTAAAGATGGTTCTGTATTTATTATATCCCAAAACAAATCTTGTGATATTTTACTAAAATTAACCTTTTTATAATTACTTAACCATTTTCTCTGTCGCTCATTAAAAACTTTAATACCTTCTTCTTCACCATATTTATTTATACAAATTTCTTTTGAAAATGTAACTTGCCTTTCGGACCGTTTTACTTTAGCTTCCTCTAATGAGTAACCCTTGTTTATCCAATATTCTAAACTAGTGCTACCTTTTTTACCATTAAGACTTCTTAATTCCTCTCTTTCATTCCATATTTTAGTCCCATCTTCATCACCAAATCTAGCAATACAACCACGTAAAGAAACTAATTTTTGACCTTCTATTTGTAAGATAGCATCTTCCTCACTATACCCACGTTTAAACCAATATTCAATATTAACTGGTCTTAATGTCTTTATATGTTCTTTAGCTTCTAATTCACTAAACCCACGTTTAACCCAATATTTGGTATTATATGGGGAACCTTTTACTATTTCTACACCAGATTTTATTAAACGATTTCTGATTACACTCTCATCAACATTATATTTTTTAGCTATAACATATATAGCTTCAAATTTATTAACATATGAATCAACCATATCATTAATTTCATCCTCATTAAAATTATACCTTTTTCCCATAATTTAATATTTATTAATAAATATACCAGAAAACCAGAAAGGTAAGGGTTTATAAAAATTCATCTGGTATAAAACCTAACACATCCTTTATTTTATCTAAGTCGACCTTTATAACTACCTCTGTATCAGAACGTAAACACTTACCACCTTGATTTTCTGGAATAGAATTAATTATTGTCATTCCCTTTAATTTATCAAAATAAATTGGTTCGTTATCACCGAATGATAATAAATTGTTTATCACTAACCATTTTAAATCCCAACGTAGATGTTTAGTTTCAGATTCTTCGAATTCTACCGCAGCATTAACTTTATCATCTAAATTAATTATGTGTTTAAAATTAATTTCAACACCTTCACGTTTTAACCATTCCTTAAATAATTCACGCTGATAATTTACATCCATAATATTATCGATACCACTATCACCGATTTTAATTAACTCACCATCTTTATTCTTCCTATTCGGTCTAAAGATAACGTTAACTTTATCCTTTGCCACACCATATTTATTAGCAAAATATGTTTTAACTTTACTACGCGCTTCTCTAGTATAATTCTCTGGAGAATCGTCCCAATAAACTCTAATTTTACCATTCACTGGTATTTTATTATTATTATTATTCACCATATATATCTATTTCTTTATTTTCGTTTCTATTTATTTTCCCTATATCCCCAACCTCTTTTGTTTTAACTGGTTCAACAAATTTATTTTGTATTGACTTTTCTTTCGTGATTCCCAAATCAACATTTAAAACTTTTGGTTTATTACCATATTTTTCAATCATAAAGGCATCTCTCAATAATTTATTAATAAAGCTATCAACCTCTAAATTATTAATCTTACAATAATCTCTAATATCTGATAATAATTTTTCGTTAATCACTACTCTTTTCGTCTTTTGTATCCTTAGCTGGACCAGTTATTATATCATCAACTTCTGTTTCTGTTTGATGTAAAATACATAATTCCTTAGTATCTTCATCAACATTTATTTGAAGAATTGGTTTATCAATTCTATAGTAATGCTCACCATTAACTTGACCATATTCACCATTAACTAAATTAAATGAATCAAATTCATTTGGTAAAGTGTTTAGGAAATTCTTTAATTCAGCAACCGTTATACTATATTTCCCACTTTCCTCATTTTTTATTTCTTCACCCATATTACTTATTAATTAAAATTTCTTTATTATTATCTAAATCATCTAATGACTTAATTGAAAATTGATAAAAACCATAATTCGTTATTATATCATGTTCCGTATATTTACCAGTTTCGACATCCCATAATAAAAAACCGTGACCAGTAATTGACTCACCAAAATCTTGTTGAATCAATGACCCACTATATGCAATATTAGCATCACCATTTTTAAAATTTTGTCGTAAGTGTATATCACCCAATAATACCATATCACAACCATCAAAATAATTAACACCAACCCCGCTATCGGTAAATTCATAACCAATAGATGTTTTTGACCCAATTACTGGTGCATGAAATAATCCAACAATTTTTTTATCTGGATGTTGTTCTCGTGTTTCTTCAATATTTGGTCTAAGGTTATCCTCGAATATTGAATACACAGCCCACATTATATTCTCATCCTCATAACAAATACTATTTTTAAAATAGTGAATATCATTATTATCGATTAAATTAATAACTGGCGTTAAAGAATCCATTCTATCTTTATTCTCTTCCAATAAATCATGGTTTCCAGCAATTAAAATTACTGGTGCAATTGAAACTAACTCAGTGAAAAACCAAGTTAATATATCAGTCAGCTCATTCGAGATAGTTATTTTTTGATGAACAATATCACCTACAACAACAATTCTAACTTCATTAAATTCATAATCCGATGCAATTTCTTTCGCCTTAATTATGAATTGTTCAATAATTTCACGATATTCTTCGTGTCTTTTATATGTTCTAAAGTGTATATCGCTAATGTGTATTAAAGATTTTATCATAAATATATTTTTTAACAAAAATACTATATTTTTTTAACAATATCAATTAACCACGTATTTATTACTATGTATTAATTTTTTAATTGTGTTTGGTATTTATGATGCATTAATAATTGTCTAGCCTCATGTTTCATATACATGATTGGAATTTTAGTAAACGATAAATCAGCTTTATTAAAATAACCAATCCAAATATGTCTACATTTTTTACCAGTCTCCATTTCCATCATCAACGCGTATGTACTTAATTGTAACGAATATACATTGTATTCACAGTCTTGTAAATGTGAAAATGGTGGTAGTAATGTTTTATTACCATAATCTGAATAGTAATTTATAACTTTATTCGACTTCCAATCGCCAACGTCAAAAAATTCATCGTCAACATCGATTATTAAATCAGCCGTACCAGCTATTTTAAACTCTTCTGAGAACATTATTCTTTCTGGATATATCTCAATACCCTCATCAATATTTAAGTCGTGATAGCCATTTAAAACAGCTCGCTCTAAATCATTTTCTGGAAATAACCATTTATTAGCAAATAAATATTTTTCTAATAGTTCGTGGACACCAGTACCATACTCATTAGCAGTATCATTTAAATATTGCCAATATTCGATAATTTGCTCCTTACTCATACCATGATAAATCTCATTATGATGCCTAGTACCAAGTTTCGCAATAGCTTCAGCTACTTTTTCCGTTTCGAATTCTGGTTCAATAGAAGATAATACAGTAGTAACAGATGTATATTGCTCACCTGTTTCTCTATGAATGTATATATGTGGTTCTGGGTCAAGATATACCACAGAGTTTAAACGTTTTGCCATAAATTTAAATAATTTATAACAAAAATATGATATTTTTTTCATTTTATCCAAATATTTATAATAAAAGTCTTATATGAAAAAATTAATTCAAAAAAAATTACGTGAAGATTTAGAATATTTACACACAACAGATGCCACCAAAGATGAATTTATTATCTAATGAAAGCAAGAAATGGTGGGATAAATAAATATAAAAAATTAAGTGATAATATTAAGTAATTCATCTTTATTCGGAGCTTGATTAGATATACATATATTACCTAAATCACTTGTTTTACAAGTGATATCACTATCTTGTGCTAATTTGTTCCAAATTTTTGGTACTTCGACATCATTCATACGTCTACCAATACCAGAGAATAAATGACCATAAGTCATAATAATTGCTTTATATATTTTATAAGATAATCCTAAGCCACGTAATTCTTGTGCTAAAGTAATATGTATTTGAAATAGACCTAGTGATGTAATTTGAATATCAGTAGCAATACCATCCGAAGCACTTGGTATTTGTGGAATGGTTACAAATATAGGTATAATCTTACTACCTGGGCCTTGTTCTATTTTTAAATCTGACCAATTAATATTTTTAATATACGATTTTTCTTCATCACTAAGTGTGATATTCTCTGGAGTTCTTAAAAATTCTAAATCAAGATTTTCTCTCAAAGCTTTTTTTATAAAATTCTTCATATTAATAAATATCACAAATCTGACTCTTTTAATTTATAAGCCGTTTTTAAATATCTAAGCAACCCAACTCTACCATATTTTTCATTAATTAAAGAAATATCTAGTTTTTCTGGTAACAAAATAATTCTTATCCTACCACGTAATCTACCAGTATTTAAAATTCGATATAAATCTTTTGCATCATCTTCCGCATCACCATCTAATACAACAACAATATATCCCATTGCTTTATCAATCAAAAGTTTTAAGAGTTTATCATACATGTATTTACCAAGCAACGTAATCGAATTAGGTATAACAATATGGTCAAAACCACCTTCAACTAAATAAATTGTAGCATCCCAATTTATTAATTTTTCATTAAAAACTATTGTTTGTTTTTCGATATCTGGATTTAAGTATTTTGGTTTTACTTTACCATAAGCTCTACCAACAAAATAATTTATCGTATCTTCATTGGATTGAGATGGGATGATAACCCTACCAGCATATTCACCTTCTTTTATAAACCCAAGTTTATGTTTTTTAATGATATCCATAGAAACTCGTCTTTTAGTTAAGTATCTAATGGCCATATTATAATCAATGTCGTATGGATATTCTTCTGTCAATGGTAAATATTCTTTTGGTAGTTCGCTCATTACCTTGACCTCACCCTTTTCTTTATGAAATTGATAATTTGGTGCGAATACTTTGAATTCCCTTAAATGTTTCGGGTCACCGTATCTAGATATTAGATATTTTAGCCCACCACTCATATTGTTTTGTTGGGCACAAGCCCAACATTTAAACACACCTTTTTCATAGTTAACTTCTAAATTACCCTTACCATCACCATCTGGTAAACCTTTGTCGTTAGCACATGCTGGACAATCAAATGAAATTTGCCCTTTATCGGGATTATGTTTCTTATGGTCACCTAAAAAATCTTCTAATATGTCAACAATTGCGTCACTCATCCTACAAAGATATAATATTTAATTTTAAAAATCAATTTAATTATAAAACATGACAAAAATCATAAAAAAATTACTTGAATAATTTCTATTTATTATTAGGTTATACCTATAACGTTAAATTAAAAAAAAAATATTATGTGTAAGTGTAAAAAGAAAAAAATTAAACCTCAAACAAGCAGTAGTAAGTAATGAATATATTTTTATTTATTATCATCTGTTACGGGATTTCAAATATAATTGTATTTAGTTATATTTTTGAAAAAATACGTGATGTGTTAGAGAAAGTTTCACCAAATTTTTTTGGTAAAATGGTTAATTGTATGATGTGTACTAGTACATGGATTGGATTTCTATTATCAACGATTGGTTATCTACTAAGTTACCCAGTCTTAAGCCCTATGTTACATTATGGTGTGGATATATTCTATTTAGCTATATTCTTAGATGGTATGTTAGCGTCTGGGTCGGTATGGTTAATTCATACAATTCAAGAATTTTTCGAAAAATAAAAAAGGGGTTTTACAACCCCCTTTTTTTTATCTATCTTCTGGTAACCACTTACCTTCTTTGTGCATTTCTCCTAATACCGCAATATAGGCATCCGTCATATCAAAATTTTCTTTCTTTAATTTTCCCTTTTTATCGCGTAACCAAGCAATTTGTGGTTCTAATTCAACAACCTTATCCCAAACAACCTCTTTTTTATCAACATCCCATGGATAAGCACCAAATAATACGGGTTTATTCTTTTTTAATTGTTTTTCAGTATAAGCCTCACCTTTTTTATTATGGGTTCGAATAGCTTTTAATTCTGGAAACCCATAAGCTCTAGCATCATATGATGATATAAAATCTGGTACCACACCTAATTTAGCATATACAGCTCTACTCAACATACCATTAAATCTAAGTAACGTTGCAACCGTATTAACATTATTCGAACGTAATAATGGTTCTTCAATTATTACTTTACCAATACCAGCATTAATATATTCATTTAAGAATTCATTATCGAAAATATCAGCTTTTTTAATAAGCTCTTCCATCTTTGATTCTGGTTTAGGTTTTACTTTAGGTGTCACGTGATGTAACAAAAGTAATTTACCTTTATCCCCTAAATCTTTGAAAACTGCTATACCAATTGTTTTAGTTGAAATATCCAACCCTAGAATTAAATCTTTACCCATATTATTTATTTTTATTTAAAATAATAATAAATTTTAAAAAATAAACACTTATACAGTTATTTTTACAGATAAAGCTATAAAAGTTTGTGTTGGTATCTCAATTTGTTTATCTGGTTTAGCTAATGCTATCAATCTATTATTATCATCATATAAACCTAACTCCGACATTCTAATTACATCACCATTAGAATAAGTTGGATTAGTTGATACACCAAACTCATTTCTATCCTTGATGCAAGTGATATTTTGTGCAACATCAGTTGCTATTGAATTAAATGTAACAGTTGTTGCGGATGTACCACTTAAATCGAAAGAATTAACGATATCTGGGTGTGTTATTACAATAAAACCTTTATCTAAATATGATACACCTACAACTGTATCAGCACTTTGACTAGTAACATTACTAGTTTTATTATTAAACATCATTTTATTTGCAACACTAAATGGTTTTACTTTATCAAAACCAGTCCCCCAACTTTTAGTTGGGTCACCATTAGGTCTTTTAATATCATCAGAAAATAACATTGTTAATGGGTCACCAATATTACGAATATTAGTATTCGCAATTTCTTTTATATTATTATCTTGTTTTTCTGGTGAAGAAATTCCTTTTTGATATGTACCATAAATATCATACGTACCACCACTAAATTGTATTGATATTTTAACCGATTTACCATCTAACATTTCACCATATTCATTTTGATTAATACCAATGACTAATATTTTATCTTGATTAAGCCCACTTAATGCGGTGTTAGAATAACCACCATTAATATCATTTATATTCGAAAAATATTTCTTTTCGGTATCCGTTATTGGTAAACCAAAAGTCCTAAATAGATTACTATAATACGCATTTGAACCTGTTGTTATATTTCTATCAATTATTTCTTGAGTTAACCCAGATGATGATACCGTTTTACTACCTAATTTAACATTATTTGTGGTAACCATGTACGATGTTGATTCAATTGGTTTATAAATGATACCAGTTGGTAAAAAACGAATATTATTTCTTATCATTGAACTATTTGATGAACTATTAGTATTGGTACTATTACCACCTAAAGAACCACCAATATTTGGTATCTTACCAGTTGGTAGAATCGAATTAGTATAATAATTCGCATCGCTATCCCCTAAACCAAATTTAGTAATAATATTAATATCATTAACTAATAATCTTTGTCTACCATAAGGTGTTAATCTAGCGATTAATGTTGTCGTTGTTGCACTTGTATTATAACCCATTTTATTTTACTTTTTAAAAATCCATACTTAATTCAATCATGATAGTATTACCATTGATTAATTCAACAGGTGTCATTAATTTACCAATCACAACTAACTCTTTATTATCATCATATATCCCAACTTCACTAACCCTAATATTTGTAGGGTTTGTTGATGGGTCTTGACTCCTAGTTGGATTAGATGTTTGATTAAAATCAGCCGAATTTAATCGTATATCAAATATTGTTTTATATGTTGTCGCACCAATATATGTTTCTAAATTACCATAGAAGAAACGTTCATCACCGAAATTTAAATTTTCATATAGTGATTGTATTGGAATATTTAGTGTATCAATTAAATTAAAAATTGTCGCACCAGTTGTTGTACCAGTTGAGATTACAAACCCATTTGTAGCTGGTGATTGATTTTCTAAAGCAGTTGGTGAAATGGTTTCACCAGACGCAACTGTAATTTGAGTACTTGTAAAATCAACCTCATTCCAAGCATCTGATAATGGTCTATCATCTATATCATCAACTATTTGATATAAGATTTTAAACTCATTCGCATAGAAACCTCTACCATCATAACCAACATCTTCAATCTTTCTCATATATGGTAATAAATCGATATCTTCTAACCTAAATTCTAAATCACGTGTAGATGATGTTTCATTAGTTATTTTAGAATATTTTTGACAAGGTAATGGTGTTGTATAACCAGAACCATTTGAATTCATTAAACCGTATGTTATATACATTGTCTTAGTAGCTTCTAATATACCAGAATTGGCCCCACCACTTGGTGCTACCAAGTTAACACTTAATACTGGTAATGTCCAATTTCTATTAGATTTATATGACATAGCAGCAACAATTTCTTCATCATCTACCACAACTATTTTTAATTGTGGAAATACTTTACCGACAGCTTTAGGGGTTTTATTTCCGATTAATGTTGGTTCTTCGATTAAATCAACGTATTCTATATTTGAAATACCTATAGTTTTAACATCGCCAGATGCGATAAAATCCATACCCATTATATCACCAGTACTACTACCAGAAAATTCTCGTCTATGGTACATTAATGTTGGTATATGTAGTTTAACTGTCTTATCATGAACATTATCTATATAAAAGAATTCACCATAAAAATTAGATATAGTTCTATTAGTATAATGAATTATTGCGATATTTTTTTGACCTTTATCTAAACTAGATAAACCACCACATACGTCAGTACTATCATCACTACTTTCATTAATATCATACCCTAAATATGGGAACATTGTTCCTAAATAATCATATGACCCAAAACGTTCATACCCTTCATATGTTGTAGATGTACCACTTAAACCTAAAATATTTTCAGAAAAAACATTATTCATATTCCATAATGGAACATCATCTAATGATACGTTACATGAACTATTAAACGCTAGAGTACCAGTATCCCAATAAGCACTTTGATTTGCTTGACCGTATGCGTCATAAACCTCACCATGTTTATAAATAAAATACTCAATATTAACACTTTGACCAGATAAATTCGGTAGTTCTCTATCAACTGTTATTGTTGTATCACCAGAAATACCAGCATGAATTTGATACCATAAGTTAGGTGTTGGTTCAATATTTTCGGCCAAAGTTAAATTACCTAATACATCATTAGTAAATTTAAACATTATCCAATCACCTAATTCCCTATTCACAGATGAACCAATGTTTAAATCAGTACCACCAGTAAAGTTTGATGCAGCAATTACACCATTATCATTTACATATTCATTAGTTACCATAGTTGTGTAACCAGATGTTGTTGAACTAAATGCACCTCTTTCATCAGCTTCATTATTAGCAACAACTTTCATTACCCTAATATCACCAGGTGATAATTCATTCAATACCTCAGTACCAGTATAAACATACGATTTGAAATCTGGTTGCCTATCTTTAGGTCTAAGTATATTGGAAGAACCGCTTAGTGCTGGGTCTGTTAAATTATTTTCAACTACTGTTTCTCTATCGTAATTGATTTCAGAATCACCAACACCCCAATAAGAAAAATTCAACAAACCTTGCGATAATTTTTCCCTACCAGTTTCAGTTAATTTCACACTAATAAAAGCATTTGTACATTTTATAATATAACTCATAGTTTAATCTTTTCTTTATTTTAATTATAAATATCCAATAGTAAAGAATTCAATTAAGAATTAGCCATTATTGTTATTGGTACAACCTCAGTTGTTTTAATTCGTTCAAGTATATCACCACTTATTGTCTCATAAATTTTATGGTTAATTATTTTATAATATAAAGTATCACCTACACCATAACCCGTTAAATCTAATGTTTGTGAATACATTATTTCACCAATAATATAATTTTGAGTACCACTAAATATTATATTACTACAATTAGAATCATCACTTAAATAAAATTCAAAATAACCTAACGTATTTTGCGGTGGAAATAAAAGCCTCCAAATTATTTCTGGATTAAATAATGTAATACTATTCTGAACATACGGAATTGATTGATATATTATCAATATTATATCATCAACTATTAAATTACCCTCTAAAATAATTTTTCTCGGATTGGATAAGTCGGAATTATAATCTATATACGGTGCTAATGTTACACCATTTATTGATACAATCACACCACCATTCTGATTTAATGATGTAAAAATTTCATATTTATTAGTATCAGTATTATAATATACTGAATTAGAACCTTCACCACCAGTACTACCAGATGTAATCATTGGAACTACAAATGAATCGTGTGTAGTACTATTTACGTTATTATTCGAACCAATCACACCAATTAATGTGATTATATCACTAGTTTTCAAACCACTATTAAATGTGATTAAATTATTTAATATAGTATAATCAATATTTTTTGATAATGTTAAACCATTCAAATTAACTATAATTTCACCATTATAATTATCAGTAAAATAAATTTGTGTTTGACCATCAAAATCTGGTATAATACTCCTTAAATATAATGAATTTAATGGTGTAACATTACCAGATGGTATATTAAGTAACGGTATTGTAGCATCTGTGAATAAAACAAAATAAAAATCTAAATCTGGTACGTATTTATCATATAATTCACCAACAAAGTAGTCTTTAGTATCTATCGTTAAACCTAACCTCCCCAATATGTCAGTACAAACAAAATCATGAAAAAATATTTTAATTAAATATTCACCATCCATATTTAAGGTAGCTGCAACTATTTCAGTATTAAATGACGCTGATAATGGGATGTTTAACTCTTGGTAAACTATCGAATCACTAAACCCAGATAACTGAGAATCGTATTTATATATTTCTAAATTAAATGTTGTAGCTGTCGTACCACCAGTCAATAAAAAACCTAGATTAACTAATTCAGAATATCCATTAACAATATGAACACAAGTATCCCCAGTTGTTAAACCACTTACAATTTTACAACCACCACTAACAGTATATCTTGGTTGTTCATAAATACAAATATCGGAACTCATGTTTACGTTCAAGATATCACTATTTCTAATAACATTAGAATTATTCTGTACATATATTGGTTGTTGATATCTCATTAATAATTAATATTTAATTCAATTATTTTTTTATCACTACGTAAACCGAATGGTATATTAATTTTAAATTCATCAGAAAGATAAACTTGTTTAAAATTTTGTGTAAAACCAATAAAACCGTATACATTAATATAATCTTCTATGTCTACTAAACTATAAATTAACCCCACATTAATTTTACTTTCATAGTTGTCACACACATTCGCTTCTATATTTTTTAATAATTTAGACATATATAATAAATATATTAAATTTCTAAAGTTTTATCCCTAATGATTCTGATGATTCACCAATTACTATATGTGAACCACCACCTTCATCACCATTTACATCAATTATTGATATTTTACCAATAAATGATGAACCATCGTTCATATCATAAATTGATAAACCATTACAATTTAATGAATTAACATCAATAGTTGAGCAAGGATTAGTGTTCACACCTTTTAATTCTTTCGAATTCGGATTAGTTATTATTATACCATCATTTGATGATGCATTAGTAATTACTTGTTCATTTGATTTAATTGGGTTAACTGGATTAATTGGGTTAACTGGATTAATTGGGTTAACTGGATTAATTGGGTTAACTGGTTCAAATGGTATAATAGGTTTAGTCATTTCTTTAATTGGTAATTCAATTATTGAAATATCGATATTAGTATCACCAGTACCAATTATCCCACACGGACCGATTTCGTTACAAGTAATTAAACTATATCTTTTGTATTGAAATTTTTGTTGGTCAAAAATAGAATTTCTATAGACAGTTGTTGCACCCCAAATTGACGTTGACGGTACTACTTGTTCAAATAATTCATACCAATAATTATTCACTAAATTGATAAACTCATTTAAATCACAATATGTGTATTGATTTGGACCTAATTCACAATTATTTATTAAACCTAAATAAATTTCGTATAACCACCTTAGTGTTGGGTATGATTGTAAAACTTTTCTATCTTTAACATCAACTAATTCAGATAACATAACCTCAATAAATGTTTGAACATCCGTTATATCATTAATATTTGTTGATAATAAATCATTAAGATTTGTACCACCAGAAAAAATATCATAATTAAGTACACACTCATTATTTATTAGAAAATCAAACACACCACACTCTATAGCTGACGCACCATCTAAATTTAAATCAATTTCTTTAGTATTTAAAACTAACCTCTCATGATTAACATTATAATTTGTATCTCGTTGAATTAAATTATAATTTCTATCATCAACACCATTTAAATTTACCCACGATTTTTTATTATCAATTTCTCGTGTTAAATCAAAACCAGGGCAAGAGTTTATTAATATATCCTCAACACGTGTTTGAGTACAAACCTTATTTAATTTAATATTATCCAATAATAATGAAAAATTACATGAACAACCATTCATAGTGAAACCTATTTTAATTTCTTCATTAGTAATCGAATTAATAAAATCTTCATCACATATTGAATATTCAACATGTACCCAATCTGAATCAAACGTATTACCACTAACAAACGAACAATTATCACCTAAATTATTCTTCACACATTCAATTAATCCATCACAATTATCACCAGTAAATAATATACCAGTATTCTCATTACCATTTATAAAATTTCCAAAATCATTTGTGGTTGAATAAAACTCATTTTCGTTTACATTAACCCATCCAGAACTACCACTAGTTGGGTTACTAGAATATTGTTCTGTTGACATTATTACAGAATTTAGTATAATATTCTCTAAATTAGGTAATACATTACAAGTACTACCACTATTACTACAAGATAATAAATTTTCACAATTAAATTGTATTAAAAAATCGAACGATATATTTAAACAACACACCTCATCTTCATCAATAATAAAGGTAGTCCCACCACTATCGTTTGTTGATAAAATAGTTGTAAACTCATCCATATTTTCGGTACAATCGTATGGGCACTCACACCTAGATTGGGTAGGATTCCAAACACCACCTTGTAAAAAACAACAATATTCACCAACCGAATCAGTTGTATCACCACTAGTATTTCCTACAATAACACCATCTTCACATCTAATATTATTTAGTTCTACACCATATATGTTATAACAAGTATTATAACCCATTTATCTATTTATTTTATTTTTGTTATTAACAAGTACTATTATCAATTATCACTTGTTTTTCTAATTCACAATTATTATTATCAACAATTCTTACTATATAATTATCCTCACTTACATTATTAATCGTATAATAATCTAAATTAGTTTCATCAACATATGCACCATTTAAGTATATTTTAAATGACGAATTTCCAATAATATTACTAATTATAATATTATGACAATTTTCAACAGTTAAATCAAATGTTAGTTCACATGGTGAATTAACCCCACATATACTATTAGAATCACAAACCCTTATATTTTCACCATTATAGTTAATAATTTTAGTATCATATCCTAACCCACAACAGCAAGCTACCGCATCTTCAGTTTCGATATTTGGGAAATCGTGAAGATTTATTGTACTATAATTATTTTCAAAATTAAATATTACATACCCATTAACACCAATATCAATTGATTCAGCACCACAATTACTTGGTGGGGTTCTTAATAAAACACATTGTACTTCATCTATACCATTATAACCACTAATTGCGTGATAATCATTACCTAAATTTTCACAACAACGAATACCTTCTGCTAAACTTAAATTAGGGAAACCAATTAAAAATGTCGTCATATATGTATCAAACGTAAACGATACTACCCCATTATGGTCGACAGTATAATCTAAGTAACTACAAGGTATATCAACCTCATTGATATTACACTTATAATCTATTTTTAATATTTTATCATCTATTTCAAAATCACAATTACAAACACTTTTACGTGGTTTTGGTTTTGGACTATCTACTATTTCACTAGAAATATTAATACAATTTGTCGCATCATTACCTTGAGAATCAATTACCGATATAACTGTTTCTTGAAATCGAATACCATTAAAATCACCACCACTATCATTCATATATAAATTAGTAATTCCAGATGAAACATATTCTTTATGTAAAGTAACAGATGAAAAATCTGGAATTAAACAATTAAATTGGTCTAAATATTCTTGCCCCTTATCATAAGGTCCAACATGTGGGTTATTACCCGTTGTTATATCAACAACTGCATGTTCCCCACCAGTTTCTCTATACCATTGCCCAGCCTTTTGAAAATACATATTAGGTGTATTTGGTAATATTTTAGGGAAACCATCTTCATCAATATTCAATTTATCTAAATCCACATCAATATCTAATTCACGTAAAACATCTTTAAATAAATTAATATCTAATGGTTTATTTATCGTATAAACATATTCATTAAATTTATATAACCCAGTTGGTGTACCGATAAATTTGAAAAACATTTCAATCACTTTTCTAGTACCTTTTGATTTCCAAATCCACGGTGTATTTATTATTAATCTTCTCCAAAATTCAATTTCTTGTTCTGAAATTGATAACCCCCTTGAATGACCCCTAAACCCTTGATTATTACGAGTTAAATATGATGTTAATACGTCATTATTAACCAATGACGATGTTAATTCCCAACCAAGAGACCTACCTAATATTCTAACAATATTATCAGGTATATTATCTTTTTTATCATATGTTACAGTATGTGCATGTGAAATACCATCAATATGTGATAAAATCTCATCATATTCCCTTCCATAAATTTTTAATGTTTTATTCATTTTAGCACCACTAGTTTCATGTTCACCACCTAAACAATCTGGTGTTGTATCAAAATCAGATATTGAATCACTTGTTAAAAATCTAGCAATCATATTTGAATCAACTTCATCCGATTTATCAGCCATATTAATTAATTTTGTAACATATTGTACATATTCTGGTGTATTAAAATCTAAATTATAACCATCAGATACTGGCCAAATAAATGAATCATTTTTTGTTAAAACAACCCCAGAATCTAAAACCTCATTATATGTGAATGTTGATTTATAATTTGGAATTGTTAATCTATTTAATAAATAATTTTCGAATAACGATAACCCCTCAAAAAATGTCTCAAATAATTCAGTTTTAGGTTTAATATGATAATTCTCAGATGTATACCCACTAATATTAGGAAATGGGTTACCATTTACTTTAAAATTCAAAACACCAAAATTAGTATCAGTAACCGCTGTATAATCTAATATTTCCTCACCATTAATAATATAATCATTAAAATTAATACTAAAATTCCTTAAATTATAATTATTATATGAATTTAATAATATGGCTTCACTTGAGAAATCAATATTATATAAATTAACGATTTGATTTGCATTAACAGAAAAAGTTGAGAAATTATTTATACTATCATAATAATAATTTTCAATAGTATTCCCAGTATAATTAAAACTAGATAATGGTGTGTTCATATATTGTTGAACATATAATGAAGCTGGCCATTCACTAATAATAATTTCTAAACTAGTTCTAATAAATTCTCGTAATGAACCAAATAACGCATAATTTCTTAATTTTGTTTCATTTAAATTAAGTTTTAATGTTTCATCTGATACTAATGAACTTAAAATATTATTATTATTATTTGGGTTTATCGAATCAAGAGTATAAAATTTAGAATAATTATTAGTTTTAAAGATACGACTAACTTTATCATCTAAATTAGTATCAATAATAAAATTACCATTAGTGAATGTAATATTATCGCTATTAGCAATTTGTTGACCAACAAGACCATCACTAAAATTACGATATTCTATACCATCCGAAAAAAACACCCTCTGGGCGTAACCAACCACTTTAACCTTACCCATATAATTCTTTATTTAAAATCTTCATAATATCATTCATATTGTTAATATAAGGTATTCTTATTAAATGTATACCATTATCGTCACAATATTTATTCTTAATAACATCATTCACTTTCCGTTTTTCAAAACCACTAATACCACCAAAAACATTTATTCTACCCATTATATTAAATGTTTACTATATTATTAAATTGTTTTGTGAAATCAATGTTAGTTCTTTCTTCACGAACCTCAAATAATGGTTTACCAGTAAACTCTTCTTTGATTTCATATAAATTATATTGTTTATAAATTTCATCGTTAAAATTATAAATAGTATAAATACCATCTTCTAATGATTTAGTTTGATTTGCCATCATAGCATAAGCTAATGTTTCAATATCATGTTCAACCATTTCTATTTCAATCATTATTGGGTCAAAAAATGTGTTAGTAATTATAACTTCTTGACCTATTTTACCTATATCTGGTAACGCATTAGGTTTTACATTTGGGGCTGATGCTGGGGTTACAGTACAAAATGATAATGAACTGGTATCATCAAAAACATAACGTTCTGATTGTGTTATAGAATTAGGGTTATTATTAAATGTTGGTACTGAAAAATTGTTAGATGTAATTATTGTGAAAAAATTTTGTTGTTTTCGTTCATCTAACGTTGGGTTCATTTGTATATATTCAACTCTATAACCCACTAAATTATTATTTTGAAACGCTTCTTGATGTTCTGGTGATATTGTTGATAAATCAAAAACAATACCTTTAGTGTCTGGAAACGGTGCTAAAACCCCACAAGCGGTAATAGTCGTTCTAATTTCTTTTGGTTTAATAATAATCGTATAAAAACCCTTTGCTTGTATAATATTAGTTTCTAATTTTAAAGTATACAACCCACCGAAAATTTCAAATGTATTACTAGTGTTATTTGGGTTAGCTGTTTTAATTAAAACAGAATTTGGATTTAATTTAGTTAATTCAGTATCCCCTATTGACGTTCTAGACGGTGTATAATGTAAAAATATTTCCACATCTTGTGGTCTAATATCCGCGCCCCTTACTATTCCATATGCTCCAGTGCTCATAATTTATATATTTTGTTTTATTATATTATAATACCCATTACCAAATCGCATTAAATGGTTAACAGATTCGATTTCAGATAATTTTAAATGTGGTTCAAATATAACATTCTCACCTCTTTCAATAAATACATCACTTTGTATTTCTGGGGGGAAAACCACACCTAAATATTCTTCTAATTTCGTTATAGCCGATAATGAAGTGTTAGTTTTATTAAAACCTTCATTAAATGCCGTAAATTTTGTTTCAATTATAGATTCATAATTTCCATGAACATTAACAACCCTTCTAGTTTTTTGATTATTATCTTCAAAATATAACCCACTACTTTGTAAATTAGTACCAAAATTTGGGTCGGAAATATCACCTTTAATTGTATATTTCGTAACACCATTTGGTTGGAAATCAAAAACCCTAGTTCTACCATCAACTGAAATACCTAAAAAATTATCGTATACTTCAGATTCAACATCAAAACCTGGTAGATATTGTGTAACACCATAATTTTGACATTCGGATAATTTACTACTGCTAAAACCACTTAATAAACCACCATATGTATAATAACCACTAACATCCACACCTATTTGTCTAACATTATGGGTATCACCAGTCATAGTAAATGTTAAATTTGATGATTTATATTCCATATCTTCATTAATACCAATATCATCAAATGTTTGTGTTAAAAATATAGGAATATAAATAGTACTAGCAGTCATTAACCCATATGTTACATCTGGGTTACGACTATATAAATCTTCTATTAATATTTTCCTTTTAATTAATCTCATTAAATTATTTCAGTTTCATATAAATTTATTAACACTTCATTACTAGAATAAACAATATTTTGATTATATGTAGTGTCTAAATAATAAATATATTTATTATTCTCTCTTTTTAAAATATATTTAGTATAAATCACATCAATAACCTCGTTAGCGTTTAATACTGGTGTTGAACTTGTCATCATTTTATGTGAAAAACCTGTTTTAGCATTATTAAATTCAGCTTTCATATAAATAGAAGTCCCAGTCGTTGTATACATTTCATCATCTTTATTATTATATAAAAATAACCCCTCAGCAAAACCACTTGGGTTTGTTATTGGGTCTGATAAATTAAATTGAATATTTTCAGATTCAAAATCACCACCAGGTGTTGTAACTAAAAATTGTGGGTGTATTGTTACATCAAATAATTTATCACCAATTGTTGGTTTATCATTATTATAAAATGATAACCTTAAAAACGATTCTTTTAAATTATTTCTACGAAACCTTAAATCATCATTAACAAAATCAATGTCACCGTATGTGTTACCAGCAATAAAATGTAATTTATATCTAACAAATTTCATTTTATTGCCAGAATTATCATACGGCGAAAATCTAACACGTTCATAATCAACTATTTTATTAATAGAACCCCTAATACCAGTTTCAACAAATTTACGTTCAATTATATCTGATTGGTCTACTGGGCTAAATGATGTTGAAATTGGAATCTTGATTAATAATTCCGTTACACCAGATAATGTACCATTATTTATTTGTATCTTCTTAACATCCACCACAACCTCGTTTTATTTCATAATTATCACCATCTAATGGGTCACCTAATGGGTCTCTTGGGTCATTAGGACTTGTTGGCTGATAATATAAATCAGTCAAACTAAATGGGTCTTGCCTCCTTACATTTAAAAAAATGTTTTTATATAAATAATGTGTACCATTAGTAAAAGGATAATCTAATGGTGGTGTACTAGTATCACTAAAACCTAATGATAAAAGGTCGCGCCATAATAATCTCCCATCACCTAAATCTGTTGAATATAATGGTGGACCATATACATTTATATCCCCTTGTTCAATATATGACGAAAATTGTCTAATTTGAATCCGATGATGTGGGTTATATAAATAACCTTCTTGTCTACCATTAGCTTCACGATTATTGGTATTAAATCTATGTGAAACTTCCGATAATACATTTTCTATTAATGAAAATTCGTTATATTCAACAACATCCCCGTAAAATAATTCTTGACTAAAATCTATATCAAGTTCTAATGGAACATGTGTTACAATTGGTGTTAACCCACCGTTATGGATTCTTCTAATATCTGATACATTAGTCATCGAATTAATTGTATCAGTGTATGGAATATCAATACCACTACTAATTTTAGAAAAACCTAAGTTATGTCTCTTAATAATCGTCAAAAAAACCTCAGATAGTGGTCGACTTAAATTATCTGATAAATATGTGATATCAACATCTTCAGTTGTACCAGAACCACCGTTAAAAACATATTGAACTGTTTGGTCAGAATAGATGTTTTTAGCAATACTTAATGGATAAACCTCATAATCATTAACATCAGTTATTCTTTTAAATTTTCTAAAATAGTAAATAGATTCTCTTCGATTATTTCCACTACTACCCATAACACGCCTCATTCTAGCATTAAAGATATTGTTAATCAATTCACTACTAGTATCTACCACAAACACATACTCACCCATAGTACCATCTTTATAACCCAATTGTTTAACCTTAAAATCACCATTTAAATTAAATGGACTTAATCCATTAATATTTACTTTATCACCAACTTTTAAACCATGTTTTACAGGTGTTCTAAGTGTATTCATTTGTCTATTACCAATTTCTATAGTAGTTAATTCAATTATCAATAAACCACCGTTAACAATAGTATGACCCGAATCTATACTATGTGGGTACGTAATAATCAATTCCCAATTTGGTATACCACTAGTAGGTGTTAATTCAAAACACTCGTTTCCAGGGGTCATCTTTTCAAATTTACACGCATTACTAGGATTTTGAGTATCAAATGGTTTATAAAACCCAAACCACCCATCAACTTCTTTTAAATTAGTGTTAAACGATTCTTTGTATGTTAAATCTTCTTCGTCTATTGAGCTACCATTACTAGGAAATGTTTTATCCCTAAATCTAAATTCATCGAAGATACCCCAATGGTTTACATTTGTTGTTGTCACCCATTCATTATTGTTATCACCATTCACTTCGAATAACGGGTTACTAAATAATGTTTTAATTGTTCCCAAAAAACGATATTTTTTACACCTATTACGTTCTAATTGAAATTCATCGTATTGGTTAACCATTTCATTAATTTCATTTGGAACCAATAGACGATTATTATTGTTAAGAGGGATTTTAACATTAAAACCCTTATTAACCGATAATTGTGAATCTTCTTTATTTAATCTTTTAACGATTCTTTCCATATTAAATTAAGTTGTTGGGGTATGTATTGTTATTATGGTAGATGTACACACAATGTTTGCATCACGAGCTTGGCATTGATAATCAGTATCAGCTGTTGATACAGTGAATGTTGGATTACTTGACCAACTTGACCAACCGCTATCATTCACTCTATATTGATACGATGGAGTTCCACCATTAGCGTATAATGTAATAGTAGTTGAATCAACTGGGTAACCACCACAAATTAATGTTGGTGGTTCAGTAACCGTAACTGTTTTATCAATTAGACAACCCCAATTACTAGTTACCGAATAATAATCATAAAGTTTAACAATATAATCACCAGCTGGTATTAATATTCCAGCATCAAAGGTAACGGTATTAGTCGATGGTATTCCACTACTATTATATTTAATAATTTTTTCATCAATTAATGTACCACCATCATCATATAATTGTATTTTATACGCATTAACATTATGTTGATGGTAATTAGAATAAATTTGTTGATTACTTTCTGGAACACCACCACCAAAACTAACTTTTATTGATGCGTTATCACCACCATGACAACTAACATGATTAACTTCGTCAATCGTTAATTGTAAACTAATTGGTTGATAAATCGTTTGATTAATAGATGTTGTACAACCATTATCATCTGTAACAATAAAATTATATGGACTAGCACCTAAATTATTTTTAATATAGGTATTATTTCCTAATAATTCATCTGGACCAAAACCATAATTAATAGTGTATGGTGGTGTTCCACCATAAATAGAACCATATAACGACCCGTTTGTGTTACCATTACATCTTAATCCAAGACCATTGTTATTAATCACCATACCTAATTGATTTGGATTAACCATATTAATATTAACACTATTAATTGGTGGTGTGAGATAATTACCGTTAACCATTATAGTATTTGGTGTCCCACCATTATTATCAAAAACCTCTAAAATATAATTACCTTCGATTAAATTACTAAAACTAGAACCAAAACTATCATAACCATTCGACGCGGAGGTTAAATGTATATCATATGGTGTAACACCACCATTCACGCTTACATTTACTTGCCCATCACCTACATCATGACAACTAATATTCGTCCATTGAACAATAATATTCATTGGTGGTGGTGTTATTAATGAAATGTGATAAAATTCACTAACGTTACCATCACTAATTATTGTTTGATAATTACCACCACATAAACCACTAAATTCGACTGGGAATTGATTATACTGATTGCTTATCACCGCTGTACTACTACTTAATGTAATATTATAGTTACCACCTGGTGGGTTACCACCAGAAATATTATTTACTGTTATATTACCATTACAAACACCGAATGATGTTGGGTTTATTGAGCTGATGTTTGCTACCATAGCTGGTGGTTCATTTATCATAAACACCCCTCGTGCACTACCATTAGTTGAATCTATAACAGTTATTATATATGTTCCACTAAAAAGGTTTGTAAACGATAATAAATTATTATTAACACCATTTAACCATTGATTAAAACCATTTGGTCCTATAATTTCATATTCATAAGGTTCATCACCACCTAAAATTTCAACAGTTAACGTTCCATTATTACCACCCACTAATGTTACATCTGTTGTAACACCTTCTAAAATAAAATCATTTTGTGGGAAATAATCACAATCCGTTAAAAACCTAGTATTTAATTTATTAATTGCTGATTTACTAGGTCGTAACCCAAAATAAAAATAATATGAATTATTATACGGTAAACCTTTAACATCTGGTTGAAAATCTGGTGATGGTGTGTTATTACCAAAACCATATTCAGCATCACCAGCACCATAATTATAACCATTAAAACCTCTAAATATTGTATGAGCTGAATACCCATTAATACTAACAAAACCAGGGTCATACATTTTACCCGCAACAACACCATCAAATATACCATTAATTGCCGCATTAGGTGTATTTAAACCCCTTATACCATATCTAACATACTCATCAAATATATCTTGACTTTCTGGACCATTTAATAATTCTAATGGTATTGGTTGGTCTAACACACCATCACACGTTTGAGGTCCAGAATTATCTATATAATTATTCCATTGACCAGTATCTAACATACCGATGGTATTATTAACATCAACGTTTTGTGTTGCACCAGACCACCCATCTTCTTCATCTATATTCCTACCTAATTCAGATTGTAACCTAATATGACGACTTTGACAGTAATTTACAAATAACCCTAATGGGTTAACATTCATAAATAACCCATCTTCCCCACCACCATAACCAATTATACCACTTTCAGTTACAATTGTTTGTAATTGACCTGTACTTGGGTTAACACATTCTACTTCCGTTGTATCAAATAATGGACCTCTATTATATGTTGTAGTTGGGATTCTATCAATTATGTATGGGAATCCATCAACATCACATTTATATGTACCACCTAAACAAGTAATATCAGTTGCATATAATTTATGCCCATTAGAGTACGGTGCATAATACATATGATTATCAAATTCTTTAATTAAACCCGTTGATATAACCCTAGTTTCCCATGCTTTTTCAGCCATCGGTGTATGTAAATCTACACCAAAAAAATCTTGAAAAGAATCAACTAAATCTGGTTGTGGTTGAACTGATGTATCAGCAATATGATTTTCCATACAAAATAAATTAGAATTATGTGTACATGTATAATCAACATCACAAAATGTTCTACGTTTAGCTTTCCGTTTATACTTAAATAAAAAATAATATAATGTACCATTAATCCAATCATTATAAAAATCAAAAGTAAACATTTCAAAATAATCAGCCAAACCAGAACCAACACAAGAAATATACTTAAAACCACTAGCATCAATCGTTCCAGGTGGATACGAAGAATTATTATATTTGGTATGGAATACTGGGTGTGTATCAGTACTTTGGTCAGTATCATAAATATTTAAAGTACAACCACCATCATTACCACTACAAGAAATATCATTACAATTATCATTACAATCACAACATTCACATCCTGGTGCAAAAATAGCACCTTGTGGGTTACCACCACAATTAACACCACTAGTACTAGACTGTTCACATTTCATACTTAAACACCCTAAATATTTAATTGATGGGATTGGTTGAGATGTACTGCTGACTGGGCAAAAACTCGCACTAATACACCAATTTAAAACCGTTCCCCCACAACATCTTAAAGGGCAAAACGTATTTTGCCACCCAGTAATAAATGAACATAACCACCTTTCAATACTTAGTATTACATTATTAACAATATTCATTATCCAATTTATAACCCAAATTAAAATATTTATAATCGGTATTATAAATTTATTTAACATTGTAACAATTATAACTAATACTGATAATAACGTCATTATTATACTAAATAATGGGTTAACATTTGTATCCATCCTACTATAAGGAAAATTTGTTTTATCATCACAACGGTCAACCTCTTTAATACCAACCCAATTACGATTATCAACACCAAAACCAATATTAGCTTGGAATCGTGGAATAAAATTTCTAATGGTATAGATTTTATTCCATTTCATTTTAAAAAAATTTCTATCACTGGTATTACTATCAAAATTATAATCAATTTCGGAATCATCAGTTGGGTTATGTGGTACTAAATATTCAGCTTTTTCTCTAATTCTTCCCTCACCCCCAGTAACATCCATTTTAATTCTAAATCTAACTTCAGCTTCAGAAAATAAACCCTTCCTTGGGTCTTCTGATTCAACTAAATTACCAAATTCGTCAGTAACCATTGGTTTTAAATTCATTGGGACTTGGTACACCCATGTACCATCATCATCAATAACTCGACCACCTTTAATTAACTTATATTCAACATTACCATCCTCAGTTTTTCGAATCATTTCTATATTTCCAGCACCAGTAGTTAATTCACATAATTTACCAGTTTTCTTTCTAGCCCTACAATGTCTATTAATACTATGTTTATCCTCATCTGCGATAACACTACCCATAAAAATAGCTGATGATTCGATACGTTCTGGAATATTATAATCAACACGATTAATTCCAACATCACAATCTTCATTTTCACCCCAAAATGGTTTAACATCAACTGATGTTGTACCTTTAATTATATGTCTTAAACTATCTAAATCGTTAGATACTTTAAATTTAGTTGGGGAATCAAATAATGTACTAACACTACCATTTACTGTTAAATCATATGGTCTACGCGTTGCAAAACCAATATCTGAAACATCAACATCTAAATGTATTGTATGTGTACCGACTGGTATACCAAATAACATAAAATCACCAGCGTTATTAGTTGTTGTCGTAAATTTATAATATTTTTTATAAATTTCCAACATAACATCATTATCTAAAACTTCTCGTTTATTTGGAAAACTACCAACTGGTAAATGACACTCATTTTTTCTTTTTTTAGGTAATAAATTATATCTAACACCTTTATCATTTTTATCTGTAGTATGTTCATATGGGTATAATCCAGATATTAACCCATTAGATGAATCAATTTCATCTAATGGAATAAAAATTGAAACTTTAGCATTAGGTATACCAAAACCTTCATTGGCTGTAACTCTACCAATAACAACACCATAATCAGCACAAAATTTTCGATAAATTTCTTCTTGTGATATTCTTAATGAAAGAATATCTAAAAAATCAAATTTCTGTTCTAACTTAAATTTTAGATAATATGGTCTTTCATCTAAATTTGTACGTATCCTAATAGTTTTTTCACTCATTTTTAATCATTTGTATCATCATCACCACAATCATCACAATCCTTTTCTTTATTATAAGATTTACCAATTGTAATTATCCACCCAGTTATTTTATTAATAACATTTTTATCATTCATTACAATATAACCAAATAATATGGCAACTGTTAATATTAATATTAATGGTAAAAATATCATAGAAATTAAGAATAGAAATATCCTAATAATTAAAGAAAATTTCATAAATTTAACCTCTTTATTTTCTTTTTCAGTTTTTAGTTCACTATTTTTTGAATTCTTACAAGCCATATCATTTTATTTTTTAATAATATAGGTTAAAATAAATTAAAATCAATATTATGTTCGAACTCTAATTTCTAATTCTTCTATAGTTATTGAGCATTTACTACCCTTGACCATATTTTCTCTCCACGGTATAAATTCTAAATTATTTATATTACCAATTAATTCTGGTGATATACCTTGTTTAAAACCCTCTAATATTGAGAATTTATGGTCCAATTGTTTCGCACCATCAACACCACATAAACCTCTTTCACCATACCCAACTAACATTTCAATTGGTTGTTTATTAGTTATTGAATTAACACTTCGCCTATATTTTTCATACTCATTTATTTTAGATAAATATTCATTATATGGTACACCTAAACCATACTTATCTTCCGTTCTAACGACACCATGTTTATGTAACACACTATTAATTGTGGTGTATGGTACACCTATTTTTTTACTAATACTTAACATAGACGAACCAGATTTATATAATTTTAAAATTTCATCAGTATTTGGGTTATCGTATTCATAAATATTATCTAACGATATACCATTTTCGTGTAATAAATTAATCACTGTTCTTTTACTACAACCAATTTCCCCACCAACTTCGATTGACGATAAACCACTTTGATATAATCGAATTATATCACCAACATTAAATTTAGACCCCCGTTTTTTACCAACCTTACTTTCACTAATTGACCTAGTAACACCCATTGATTTAAGTATACGTTGTGGTACTGTTGATGATACACCTAATCGATTACCAATTTCAATTGTGGATAACCCATCTTCTAAATACAATTTTCTAATCATGGCATAACGTTTTTCTCGTTCTAATTCGGTTTTACTAACGGTTTCATTAAAAATTCTCCCACAACTCTTACATTTATAACGTTGTACCTTATTTTTATCTTTACCATTTTTTTGTGTTTTACCACCACAGTGGATACATTTTAAATTCTCTTTTACCATAATATAACCCTTTTTTTATAAATAGTTAATATTTCTAAAAAGTCAACACTTATGTGTTATTTATTATGTCCGTACCTTGCAGCGAATATCTTGTGCTGGGTATTTAACTTCAAACATAGTTGTTGGTTCACCAAAAATAGTGTGTTGACCTAATAAATCTATTTCTCTAGTTGCACTATCAACTAATGGTTGTGATATTTCATTAGTTGAGTATTTACCAGAACCTATTTTATTAAAGAATTTTAAATCTACTACATTAAGAACACCATTTACATTATTTATATTTTCAATTAATTGACCGATATAAATATTATCACCCATTTGAAATTTATTTTTATCTAAATATTTAGTTGTAACATTAATAACTTCGGTCACGATTTGTGTTTGGGCAAAACCTTTTTCAATAAATAAATCAATATCGACACCTAAATTAACAATTCGCCCATTATTAACTTGAACATAATCATTTAACATTCTATAATCTGAAAGATATTCAGCAATATTTTCTTTTAATGTATTTGTTGATTGGTTAGTTAATTTACCATTTTCATCTAACCCAATAATATAAATCGCAACTTTATTTTGATGTTCAAAAATACCACTTCTAAATGGTGAACCAAAATCACCTGGCATCTTAGATATTAATACATTATAATCTTTAATTGTTACAGCTCTATTTTGTGATGCGAAATTATACCTTATCAAATTTCTAATTTCATCAACTGATGGTTCATCTTTACCACCTAATGCTGGTATCTTATTAACAACACTTAATGATGTACTCACTGTGGTATTAATAGCATTATTTGGGCCGTTTACTATAACATCAGCACTTGTAACCTTATTAAGCACAAATGGACCAATATTAGTGTCCGCACCACCACCTATTCGATATTGAACAAACATTGTATTATTAGATTGTGGGATTTCACCTAATGATAAATTATTAATGATATTACCAATCTGGTCTACACTTTGTTTTGAAATATCAAAATCACATAATGAATCAATATCCGCCATACCAGAACCAAAAATTAATTTAGTGAAACCCATATCAGTATATTCACTAATAAATCGTTTATTAACCGAAATATAATTACCAACATCAATCGATGGGTTATCAGAAACACTAGTACCGTTTGGGTCTGAAATAAAAATCTTATCATCAACTAACGCATCAACTTCCCACCAACGATTATCCATATCTAAAAATTGATTAATATTTGGTATTGACGTATAATTAGTCCCAGGTAGTGTAATAACTGAATTAATTGAAATTACATTATTTTCTGGTAATATAACTTCTAAAAATGGTTTTTCATCTACAGGGTTAATAACCCTTTGATAAATTTTAGTCACACCATTCACAACAATTTCTTGTTTAGTAATATCATAAGCTGTTATGATATTATTATTATCAGTAACTGGTGTAATTATTCTATTTGGTATCCCGCCTTTTCTAAATGGTGAATTAAAATCAATATCTTCAGTAGTCTCGAAAACTTTACCAGCACCGCTAATTTGAGCACCTTGACGCACTAATGGCGCGTATTGCCAATCTGGGTGGTCCCCGTCTACTGGTATTCTAACCGTAAATTCAGCCATTGTAACAGATGGTCGTTTACCAGGTACTTTTAACCCAAATGTTCTCGCTAATGATAAAACAGAGCGTCTTTCTTTGGCGTAATCTATTTGAGTTTCATTAAACATTCTATCAGTATGATGAGATAATATATCACCAATACCAGCATTTAATTCAATCATCATCATACCAACAGACGCATCATTAAAGTCTGCCATAACGTCTGGGTAATATCTTTGAGTAAAATTAATTAATTCACTTCGCATATCTGCGAAATTTCGTGCATAATACGCTAATTTCTTTGCCATAGTAATAATGTTTTATAATAAATATCTAACTTATTTATTTTAAAAATCAAGTCTATATTTATTATTAAACAATTTACATGAAAATAAATGAAATTTATAATATTTTAATTACCGAAACAAAAGAAGGTATTTCTTTCATAATAGATGATAGTGATATAGAACTTTCTGATTCAACATTAATTGAAGGTGTAATTGATGGTGAAGTTTTTGGTCACATCACAATTTCATTTACAACCAACGGTTATTGGAAGTTTGAAGATGAAATGGATGAAGAGGGGTATGATGAATTATTCCCAGATGATAGTTTTGCAACAATCGAAGTACTCGAAGTAAATGACGAGTTTAAAGGTCAAAATTTAGCTAGACCATTAATGTTGAAAGCATTGGATTATATAAAAGAAAATGGTGAGAACGTTATTTATCTAAACGCCTCACCTATGGGTTTCACTGGATTAGGGTTATCTAATCTAGTTAATTTTTATAAATCATTTGGTTTCAGAATTATTGTTGATGATTATTCTGGAAATAAAGAAATGATTCTATATCTTTAAAAATTTTCTTCGACACTTAAAATCGCTGTAACATGCATCGCACCCACTTGTGATATAAATTTTTGTGTCAACATTTTTTTACACTCAATCATATTAGTATAAAAACCAGACTCTGTTAATATAGCTGGACCAGCTGTTTTTGTTAAAATAGTAAACCTAGATTCTTTATCATTATCACCATCTGATGTATCCCTTCTCATCCTAAAAAGATTAGTTTTTTCAGCATGTTTAAAAAATACATCAGCAATTGGGTCTGACGACGTTCTACCTGGTGATGTATAAACTTCATAACCACTAGCAGATTCAACACCAGCCGCATTACCATGTATAGATATGGTCACAACTTCTTCACCAGTTTTACTCCTAACATGATTTATTCTATTAGCTCTTTCAGTTAACCCAATATCATATTCCTCTGGATTAACAACATAATAACTAATATTATATAATTCTAACATTTCTATTATTTTTTCCCTAATTTCGCGAACATATACCCATTCGAATAATTGAGAACCATCAGCCCATACTGGACTTCGTTTACCAGGTGTATCAGAACCATGACCAGCGTCTAATGCCCAAATATAGTTTGAATCACCAATAACTAATTTACCTTTCATACTTTAATACCTATTAATTTTAATTCTTTATCCCATTCAGTTGTATTAGCATCAGACAACTCATCTAATTCATCTTCACCAACGCCATATAAATCCATCATATATTCAGTCATTTTCCCAGTTGTATGTGTTAAATTAAGTGTCCTATTAAATAATACTACTTGTTCCTTTATACTATATTTTTCAATATTTTCTAATTTCTCTATCCAATACTCAAATTCTTCTATTTTTTCTTCTACTTGAGGTCCGTATTGATTTAACCAATTATCGTGTAAGAAAAAACCATATAATTCACCCAAAGCTTCTACATCATTAGATATAATCGATAACCCATCAAAATAACCTAAATCAACTAAATCATCAAACGTATATTCTTTTTCTTGTATGTACTCATAAGCTGAATCATAATCTTTAAAATTAGTATCATATTCTTCATTAAAGGTTTCAACACCATAATCATCTAATTCAGATTCCATATTACCTCTCATTTCATCAACAATATAACCCATTTGTTCTTCTAAGACCCCTTTTATATTCGGCAACATTTCCAAATTTTCTATAACTCTCTCAACTATTGGATATTCGGATAAACCTATTTCCCTTTTAATCATATCAACAATATATGAATACATATCTGTTGTTGAAAAACCTTCTATTGAATCATAAACCCTACTTAGACCCCATTGATACCAATCATTTACATTGTGAATATTAACCCAAAATTTAAATAACCTTATTAAAACTTCCGATAAACTACTTAATAACAATCTAAGTTTACGCTCAATAATTTTAATAATGTTTTCACGTCTTTTCTCATTACCATGAAAACCTTTAGTTAATAACATACTATATTTATATTCTAATTCATATAAATACTCTAAATGTTCCTCTAATTCATCGCTATCGGTATCTTGTGGTTCAGACCACATAGATTTATCGAAAACTTTAAATGAATTTATTTCTGGCATAGTATGCTCAGATAATAATTTTTTAATTAATTTATCTTTAATATTTTCCATTATAGTTTAATTAATATCTTTCGATTCATAAACATCGTCAGTTACAGTATAATCAATCCTAACAATCGCTGCATAAACAACATCTTCTGCTTGCTCAACCTTAACCTCATCAATTTGTAGGTTAGGCATATATCTAGTAACAACATCCTTAATTTCTTGTTTTATACTACTCAATGTTATATTATCATTTGGTTCGAAAATAAACTTAAGTAAATTTGTACCGAAATTAGGTAAATAAAATCTAGTACCCCTTTGAGTTAAAATTAAATGCATTAAATCAGCTTTAATCGCACTTTCATCAGTAGTTGTTATATCTAAATAATAACCTTTTAGACTATCCTTAAACGGAAAATTGATATTTATACCTTTATCTTTTGCCATAATTTTATGTTAAACATTTATTTATAAATATCAATTATAAAATTAAAAGAGTGGTTAACCACTCTTTTAATTTTAATCAGTATTAAATGTGCCAACATCGACACTAATTAGTTCATCATTGGTAACATCTACCTCACAATTCCCACTGGAGCAAGCGACTTCACCTTTAAAATTAGTAGTATCTGTTAATTCTACAACTTTAGTTAAATCTATGTTTGATAAATGTTTAAGCATTGAATTAAATGTCTCTTCTGAAATATCTTCGAATGGGGCTTGTTTATAACTACCAGAATCATATGGTAATACTGATATACCATTAAATGTATCCCTATTTTCCCACATCCAATTACCAACATCTGGCCATTCAGTATAATCAATTTCATTCGTTATATTACCATCATTATCTCTTTTATATGTCTTCTTAATTGAAACTGTAACAGAAACATTATGATGATTAGAACCTTTTACATGACCACCACTAATCCATTCAGTATTAAAACGTTTAACACGTTCTAATAATTCAAGTGGTGATTCATCCCTAAATATAGCCCCATCTGGTGCTTTAACTGGTACTGAAATCACTGCTTGTTCTGTTGGTCTGAAAAATTCATCTTCGATTAATTCTGGATGATTATCAGCTAAATATTGATAAATTGATTCATTTTTACCAACACGTATTCTTCTAATATAATATGGTGCGTGCCAAGCATGTATTCCAGATGATGACCCAACTACTAATGAACTAGTACCCGATGGTTTTACTGATGTTGTTCTAGCCGCTGGATTAATACCTATTAAATCAGCAACTCTTATATTTTCTTTTACAACAACTTTTGACGCTTCATTCAAGTCAAATGGTAAAACACCACCAGAGGCAATCCCAGTCATACTCACACCTAATAACGCTTCTTTTTCAGCAGTTCGTTTCCATATATCTCTTAGATAATGAAAATCTGTATAACCAGCTTGTAACGTACCAATAAAAGATGCGGCTTTAACTAATTTATTAAGATGTTCTTGTGAATTAACAACCGTTACATCAACTTCAGTTAAATTACAAAATCCATTAGCTTTTAATGAAATTTCAGCACATGGGTTTGTCCCAACATCTTTATCATTAGTAAAAAAAACACCTGGTTCACCAGAATTTGAAGCTTCTATTTTTCCCCATAATTCCATAAACTTAGCTTTAGTAATTTTATGTCGTAAAATAGTTGCAGAATTATTAGCACGACCACGTTGAGGGTTTAATTCCCACCAATTACCAAACTTACAAGATAACATTTCTTCATCGTCTAACGAAAATAACGAAATTAATGCAGCTCTCCTAATACCACCAGCCAAAACAGCATCCGCAATGTGACAAACAATGTCATGAGTTTCTAATGGTGTTAGTTTATCACCATCCTCTTTTTTATTTAAAATACCCTTAATATTATGGATACAATCTTTTAATGGTTGTGGGCCTGGTGCTTTACCGCCAGAGGTTACTAATTCAGCACCTTTCTGTCTAATATCTGAATAATCAAAGATTGGTTTAGATGTATTCATACCAAAATAACTTTTCATTAATAATTTAATCGCATCGGCCCACCCTTCAATCGAATCTGCAACTAAATAACGTCTAGTTCTATTTAGATTAGGTTTTCTAATTTCTGGTAATTTTTCAACATGATGTTTTTGAACCGAATAACCTACACCTGTACCACCTAATAATAAAAACATTGTTTCTGAAAATGCTCTCCAATCATCAATAGGTAAATACGAACAGTTGTATAATCTATTTGGGCTTATTTCTATTGGTTTACCGCCAAATTGTAAACTACGCATTGATGGTAGAACCTCTTTATTGAAGACGTATTCGTAATTTTCCCTTATTTCTTTTTCCAGTTGTGGGTAATGTTTTATATGCATTTCCATATTTCTAGTTACGATTTCTTCCCAGGTCTCTCGTCTCTTTAATTCTGGGATATATCTTCCGTATTTCATATGTACGGTTATATCAGATAAAATTTTTCTAGATACACTCATTTACTTTTCTTCTTTTTTAATTGTTATGTACCACTTAAAAGTGATTCTTTTTTATTCATTGCATCGATAACTATTCGTTGGTTTTCAGCCTCTTTATTCTTTTTGGCTGCTAACATAGAAATACCACCACCACTTTTAGTTACATCAATCTGCATAGTACCATTATTAAAAATAATATCATAAAAGATAATACCATCTTTACCAAATCTAGATTTAAGTATTGCTAATGTTGCAGTACCATCTTCTTTTTGGTCTAATGTTTTAGCAATTGAGACAATGAAATGACCTATCTGACCTCTTTTAATTGAACCACCCATTTGGTCTGATTCAACGACTTCTGCTTTAATTGAGCTTCTGTTACCTTGAACAGCAGTCCACCCAGCTACATCGAAATCAACTAATAATGTTTCAAACGACCTCATTATATCACCTTCTGCATCCCAAGTGTTCTGAAATGATTTAGTTGGTACAATACAATCGATATAATCTAATAAAATTAAGTCTGGTTTGAAACCTTTTGCTCTTTCTTGTCTAAGGAATTGTCTAACTTTTTGCATTGATGTCCCATCTGATGGGAATTTCTTTAACATAATTCTACCTTTACTGTTCTTTTTGGTTTCAATGAGTTCTTGTAATTCATCTCTATGATTAGATAATTCACTAAGTTCAATTCCAGACCAACACGATAAGTGTTTTCTCTGAATTACTTTCGGCATATCCTCAAAAAAGATTTGTAATACATTGTACCCTAAATCCATAGCACTATTGGCTATTTTTGTAATCATTGTTGTTTTTCCAACTCCAAAGGGGGCTAATATAACACCAAGTTCACCTTTTGCTAGACCACCATTCATATGTTCATCTAAACCAGCAATACCTGTTGGTATTGGGTCTCTAAAATCATCAGCAAGAACGGTATCAATTGAATCTAACACGTCGACACCTTGACCTTTATCGTCACCAATCTCAAGGACCTTCTTTATCATCTCTTCGGCTTGGTCGTAATTGTCAGAATCACCCTTATCAACTAATACTTTTAGTTTTGCAACAACTTTCTTTAATTCTTGTTGTTTACAGAAACCCATACCTTGTTTTTGGATTAATTCAGTGTCGTGTAAGTCAACTTCTTTGATTTCATCTAAGACAGTTTCGGTATACTCTAAACGAATTTCATCATTTATATCCACTTTTAAGCGAATTCGCAACGTTTCGTAATTAGGTATAATTTCACTCTCATCCCAAGCATCTTTAATTTTAACCATTAATGTTCGCATTGGTTCTTCATCAAAATAATTCGGTTCAAGAATATCTATGATAGAATTTGCGAATTTATGGTCAGTTAAAACTTGTGCAAGAAGTCTGATTTGGAAATCATAACCTAAGTACCCTAACGTGTTATTATTTGTTTTACTCATTCTGAAACTCTTTGTAAAAATAAATATGTCTAAAGTTCAACTTCTCCATATTTTTTAGTAAATTTTTTACTACCCAATGTTTTTCTAATATTATAAACAATATCTGGTATAAGTGACTTAATATCAATTTGATATCTCACCGCTGGTGGGTAAACAGTACCATCAAAATCACCCTTAATTACTGATTCCTTATCGATTTTTATTTCAAAAGAAAATATGTGTTCTTTATCATAAATGTTATCCGTTGGAACATCTTCTTGCTTTTGTTCAACATATGGGTTAAATCTACCCCATAAATAATCATCAGTTTTTTCTTTTAAATCTGATTTAATTAATGAAACACAATCCTCATATAACCATTTTAAATCCATAGAATCTAAAACATTATCATTATAACCTAACACATTGAAATATCTTTGAACTATTATGTGTCCATTGATGTATAATAAAAATTCAAATCTTTGTTCAATACTTCTTTTTTCTCTTTTTTCCATTTTTATTGATTTTTAAATTAAACTTTTTTCTCTATTTATTATTCTTTTAAATGGGAATAAATAATTATCCATATTATAATCCCTAATTATATCCGTTAATCTATGTTCTTTCATTAACTTATGAACATTTTTAAGACTTCTACCTTCGAAATCTATTGGAGCACCAATCATTGAATCTAATGCTTGGGTGGCTTGTTGTGTCATTAACGGCTTTTTAATTACCTTGTACACCATTAGTTATCCCCTCTATGATGTTCGTATAGACTTTTAACGGCTTTTTTTTATTATTAACTCTTTCATCTTGTAATTCTGTTGCTCGATTAATTAACCAATTAACATCAACTTTTTGTGTTTTAACTTCTGGAAAATATTTTAATAATGTTTGTAAACCAAGGCCTTTAATACCTTTAATCGAGTCTGATGTATCACCAACAACAATTTTAGTGAATAACGCATTAAATAATGGGATTCCTATAGTTTCTAAATAATTAGATTTAGTTAATTCAATTTTTTTATCAATTAAATAAATTTTCACATTATCATCAATCAACTGACCCATATCTCTATCGTTTGTCATAATAGTAATTTTATATTCACCATTATTATTATTATTACAAAAATAGGCAATACAATCATCACCCTCGATTATATCATCTTGATATTGTCGAATAGATAATTCTTCTAAATAAGTAGAAACGATATTTTTTTGTATTAAGAAATCTGGGTCTGGAATACTACCATTAACATAATCTTTACCGCGACCACTTTTGTAGTCGCTATATAGATTATATCGTAGTTTACCACTAAATTTTCCATCCCAAAATACATATACTTGTTGAAAAAAACTTTCATGTAAACGTTTTCGTAATAATGTTAAAAATTGATAAACACCACCAATATGGTCACCATCACGATTAATTTCATTTTTAGCCCCGTTATACGCTCTTTTTAGTAAAGCGTTCCCATCAACTAATAATACATGTATTTGTTTTTGCTCAGAACTCATTCCCCGTTTGGGTGGTCTTCGATTCATCGCATAAATTTTTAAAGGTTAAACAATTTGTAAATGTATATTAACTAACATACATGTCTCTCATCGATTCATCACTTGGTTCTGACTCCTCAATAGTAATATCACCATCGGCAATATTTAATTTAGCTAAAAGATAATCTCTATGTTCATCAACATATTCATTCTTTTCAGCTGGGTTAATAAACCCGTGTGGTGTTGATGCAATTACACCATCCCAAGTTACACCACCAATTTGATTTTTTACAATCTTAATTTTTGCTTTAGTACCGAATGCATATTTAGCACCTTTACTAGTCGCGTCTAATGTAGACGTACCGTGAGATTGAATTCCACCCATGTGGATAATCTGTCTAGCCCCATAATAGAATGCTTCACCACCTTTATGCTTGATTACACCAGCACCTTGCATAGAATCAATCCATATTTTTTGAACACCCACAAAAGTATTCGTATACTCTTTACCTTCTTTTCTTGATGAAGGGATTCTGTGGTTAAGTATAGATTTAAAGGAAGTTTCTAATGAACCAGCATTCCACATATTATTTTTAGATTTAGATTTCCAAGATTGGAATCCATTGATTGAACCTATTGAATCCCAGAAGAAACAAAACTCAACTGGATATTCACCATTAGCTTGTTTATCTAATAATTCTTCAATAAACCTTGCAACATCTTCGTTTACAGCCTCACCTCGTACTTCTTTTTTCTCTTTAGCTTCTTGATAATCGAACTTACCATATTTTTCTAAAAGAGCATCATTATTTATGTATAAGAATTCACCAACATAGTTAATAATTTCACCAGTTGATTCGTCAGTAACTTCTTCATACTTAATACCAATTTCTTTAGCATGTTCCCAAGACCAAGAATTTTCAGTATCAATTATTACTGGTAAAATACCTAAAGATTGACATCCTACAACACCTTCATATACTGCTGTTGATTTACCAGTATCTGAAAACCCTCTAAATAATGTCACATAACCTTTAGCAACCCCAGGTAAACCAATAGCATCTTTATATGCTTTAGAGAATGGTATGTATGTTAATGGTTTATCTTTAACAGATAAATCACTTATACCTAAATCTTTTCGTATATCAGCCATGCTAAATGTTTTTTTCTTTATTGGTTTTTTTGGACTTTTTTTTGGCATTTTAATTTTTTTAATAAAACGTTATTGTTAAAATGCGTAGCTAGCTACGCATTTTTTAATTTATGGTCATTACCTTTTTTTAAAATGGTAAATCATCGTCCTCATCCGCTGGTGGGGTGGTAGATTCTGGTGCTGGTGTATTTGTTACAGCCGCAGTTTGTTCTTTAATTTCCTCACCAGTTGATGGTGATGCTTCATCAGCACCCATAGTTATTGGTTCAGCATTAGTTTCTAACTCAACTTTATCAGCCCATTGCCCTTTTTCTTTATCCCAAACAGGTTCACCACCTTTAACGATAATTTTTAAGAATTCGTAAGGTTTAATAGCGTAAACATCTCTCCAAGTTCTTTTATCATCTAACCAACCTTTTGCCACTTCTGCTTCAGCGTGTAATGGTTTAGAGTCATCAAAAAGAATTGAATTAACTTGAGGTCTACCGTTTTGGTCTCTTGTAATATTTATGATTAAATCTCTACCAGTTGTAGCGTCAGTGATATTACCTTTAGCTCTAATTATAGCGATTATTTTATCTAAAATACCAGTACCACGATAATCATGATTGAATCTCCAGAATTTAGGACCATGAGCCTCATTTTCTCTGTCAATTAATTTAGTAACGTAAGTACGTCTAGATGTGTAATCTTTTGCTAAGGTTTTATTAGAGTCTTTACCAGTTGCTAATAATGCTTCTCTAGCCTCACAGAACGGACATGGTTTGTCATCGTTATGATTTAAACATGCGAATTTTTTCCATTTACCATCGATTTGTTTGCTATGAACATACATTTCTTTAAACGGTGTTTCACCATTCTCTGTAGGTAAAATTCTAACATATTTAGTTGCTGAGTTTACACCATCTGGTAAGAAAGTGTTGAAGTAATTATCTAGACTGAATTCAGTCTTATTTGTTGTTTTTTTCTTTGTATTATTATCGTATTGTGCCATCATCGCTTGTACGATATCGTTTGTTTCTGCCATAGTATTTCTATTTTGCGTATTTCTATTAATTTATTTCTATATCTCCCGTATTTCTATTTGCGTATTTCTATTAAGTATTTCTGTTTCGTATTTCTATTTTTCTCCTTTCTTTAAATGTTAATATTATCGTTATTTCTATATTATATAAATATCAAAAAAACCAGAAAAGTCAAGCTTTAACGACATTAATTTCAACAAAAATATGATACTTTTTTAACTTTCGCCACTATTATTTTAAAAAATTTTAATAAAAAAAAACCAGACCTATAATAGTCTGGTTTTAAAGTATTTAATTTTCCTTAAATTTAGTATGTTATATCCTCTTCTTCAAAATCATTAAATGAATCTTGGATAGTATTTGAATTATAATCACCTTCAACATCTTGTTGAGTTAAAACTAATTCTTTTTCATCATCGTCAGTATCCATTACATCATATTTACCTTTTTTTTCTGACCAATAATCAGTTAATTTAAGACTATATGGGTATGAATCCAATGAACGCATTTCTAATTTTTCCTCTTCACTAGGCATACGCTTATCAATTTCTATTTCCATATCTTCAATTTTCTTAGATATACTATCCATTTTTTGTAAACTACCTTGTAATTCACTAAATTTACTCATTAATATATCCATTTTTTGATTAGCAGAATTAGCAATATTTTTAGTTTCTTCATTATCTTTAACTAAATCAGTAATATCAATTTCAACTTCATCTTCAGCTGGTTCTTCTGGAAGTGGTTCATCTAATGGTTCATCATCAAATTCACCAAAATCATCACCACTATCTAAATCAATCGGTTTGTCTTCAAAGTCCTCTTTTTCATCTGAACCTTCTTCTGAATCCTCTAACCCATCGGTATCCTCTGCATCATCTGGTATTGGTTCGTCACCAGGAACTTCACCTAATACCAACTCCTCATCAGATTCGATATCAGTATCAACAGTATCTCTAGCGTCGAAGAAATCGTATTCATAAAGTAATTTATGCTTCTTTAATTCTTCTTTTAATAATTTTTCGTTTATACCCATCGTAAATATATTTTTATACTAATAATTCTCTACCATCATCAGTAATCATTCTCTTATTAACTCTTTCGATTAACCCATCCTTTTTTGTTGGGATTATGCAAGTCTCATCTTTGCATACTTCACCTTCTTCTATATTATCATTTAAGAATTCATCTAGGTTATCGTTTAATTTTTTATCTTCATCCATAATCTTTAGTTTAAGAATTGTTATCTATATATCTATAAATATAACGAATTAGGTAAAAATTCGTTCAATATTATAAATGGTTAACACATTTTTACTGTTTAAAATTAACTTTCCTTGATATAAATCCCAATCTATTTTATATTTTTTAACATCAATATTGTGGATATCCTCACCAACTTCATTCTGAATTAATTTATTTAAGGCATTAATTGTATAAATAGCCATACCTCTCTTATGTATTGGAATTGCATTTGGAAACAATAATTTTAAATTAACTTTCTTCTTCACTTTAAATTTAAAGGTAACAATTAATTTACTTTCATCATCTAAATTTTTAAAGATGAAGACTTTATCTTTGTTTATATTAAATTTGGTTTCTAAGTAATTTAAGAACCAATCTAACCTCTCTGGGAATATAAAAGATGCTACTAATATTTTATTCATTATCTATAGAGTATAAAAATGGTAAATATCTTATGTTATCATCTAGCGCAGCGATATCATTACCATACTCTATAAGTATCTCATCAATGTCTAAAAAACCACCAACTAATTTTTTAAATTTATTAATTATACTATCTCTTGAGATACCAGCGAATTCGCAAATATCAAGGTCAAAACTAAAAATTATTTTATCACCATAAATATAAATTACACGGTCATCTTTTATTATACCTTTAGGGTTTTTTAATTCGCTTAATTTTTTAGATATTTTGTCTAACTTTTTTTTAGAATAATGTATTGGGTCTATATAGATAAAATTTATATCATTAACAAATTGTAAAAAACAAATATTTACAAATTCAACAACTATTTGATTAAATTTATCTTTCTTTTCATTTTTATCAAAAGTCCAATATAATTTATCTGTAATATTATGTTTTAAAATATTAAAAGTCGGAAATAAATTTTTAACATCTTTAAAACCAATAACCAATGTTGGTAATCCTTGAATTATATCATCATAGGACTCTACCATATTAAACCGAGGGTTAATATTAAAAAAATTCTTTGTAACAATATTTCCAATTATTTTCATATTACAAAGATATAATTTTCTTTTAAGAAAATCAATTAATCTTGTGGTGCTAACCCTTTTTTAAATTTACATTTACCTAAAACACCAGATTCTAATAATAATAATGGGTCTTTATCAAAATATCTATTATTGGTCCAAGTACCACCATTTTTATTTTCAAAGATACTAAAATGTAAATGTAATCCAGTACTATGACCAGCGGTATCTACACCATTAATTATTTTTTTATTTTGAATACCACCAATCGCCGCAATAATTTGGCCTTGTTTAACTGTTTTATTAATTGCAGACGAAAAATCAACACCAGAAATTATTTCTTTTCCACCACTTGTTGTGCCACTTGGGATTGCTAGAATAGAATCGTCAACATCGTATAAATGACCATATAATGAAAAATATTTATGACCAGTTTCTTTAATTTCATGACTAATCACCATATATAAACCATAACCACCTGGATTCATTTTCAATGTAACTATTTTCCCACCAGCAACTGCTTTTACATCCGAACCTAATTTAATTTTATTCGTTTTTCCAAAATCAACACCATTATGGTGACCAGTTTTTCCATTTAATGTTCTAATACCATAAAGTGCTGTGACACGTAATTCATCTAATGGGTCTGTAAATGTAAAACCAGTTAAATTTTTAACATCTTCTGTATGTATTTTTTTACCAGCGACTTCTCTTTCAGTATATGGTCCAACATTTGCTTTTGTAAAATCACCAGAATTTGGAATTGCCCCTAACATATTCATATATAATGAAACCTCATCTATTAGCTTAGTTTTAGTTGATTTAATCCTAACACCTTTAAATCTAGTAGACATATGATTAGGTTTTATCGAATGACTAACTTTAATTATTAAATAAGCACCCTTAAACATCGGAATATTATTTAATTGGAAATACATCATAGGTTGAATCATTGCATCACCTAACATTTCAACTTCACATGAATATGAACGAGTATTATATATATTAAATAAATTTTGACCTATTGTTGACCTATTTATTTCAGAACCACGCATAGATATATCATCAAGTATTTTTAATGATTCTTGTGTTTCTGAAAATTCCTCTTGGTCTAAACTAACATCTTTAAAATAATTTTGATTTTCTTGACCATAATTTACAGCAAAAATTGGTGCACTACCAAATTTATTATCTGGGTCATCCATGTTAACCCCATCACTTGGATATTTACCATCCTCACCCATATCTAAATGAATTGATTTCTGACCAGAATAAACACAAACAAATGATGGACCATTTTCATGACTAATTTCTAATGAATCATCTAAATAAGAAAATGGTCTAAACGCGTCTTTTAATCCACCAATAGTTTTATAATTAATATAATTAGGTAATGGTATAAAATTAAAATAATTATCACTTAATAACCTACTAACAACGTCATAAAAACTTTGATTCAAATCACCCATAATATTTTTCTTTAATGTATTTGGGTTTATCAAAAATTTATCACCAATATCTTCAAAATCTCTATCTAAAAATTTAAATGTATCAATTAAATTACCGCCACGTAAGCACGAATTATTTCTATCATCGTTTCCAACACCCGCAACCCATTTTTCAAATATAGATTTAATTGAACGATATAACGTTAATTTTACCATATCATTATCAATCGAATTAAACATTTGTTCTTTAATTTCTTCATCTCTATTAACACCATCTTTATTACTCTTTTCGACTAATCTATGATATTCCAATGATAAAGTTGTTAAATAATTTTTAAAATCTGTTTTTTTAATATTTAATTTTATATTATCAGTGGTATGATTAACAAATTTATTTCTTTTTTTATTACCATCATCGCTATATACATTCCAAATACGCCACGACCCATTAATCATTTTTAAATCAACATTAGTAAACAATGTATATAATTCTTTTTGTATCTGAGTGTTATTTTTCAATTCAGTTATAAAATTTTTACTATTTCCATATTCTTCAATACCCCAAATTCTACGGTAATTATCTCTATTAAAATGATTATAATAATCATTTGGTGTTATAACACCATTTTTAATGTCATCCCAACTATCATATAAGCTAATTAAATCTGAATAACTATCAACTATTTCTAATTTAGATTTAATATTTAACCAAGAAGTGTTCCCCCATTTAGTAAACTCAGTTATAAATAAATCCTTAACTTGTTTTGGTAAATCACAAATAACCCTCTCAATTTTTAACCCCACAATATCAGAATCATGACAAAATTGCATTGAGCAAGATAATTCCGTTAAACCAAGGTCAACTTCTAAACCTTGTATAAACCCATTACCATAACTAAAATATTGTGTCAAATATTCATATTTTTCTGGTTTATTATTTGAATCCATAAATGGAATATAATAATGTGAACCATTATTATATTTAATTGGGTCAACATTTTTACTTAAACGCCATAACAACCCACCAATAAATAATATCCAAGTATACGGTAATTTTAGATAACTAGAACGCTCACTAAGTAAACCTTGAATAACTTGATTACTTAAAACACCTGGTGATTTATTTGTTTGATTTATTATATTATTTTTAATGTTAAATGTATTATCATCAGATTCATATTGTTGGATTAATGGTAATGTATGTAAAAATAAAAAGGCTTTCGATATATTATCTTGTGCATAATAAAATTCACTACCAAATAAATCAAATTCATGTGTATGGTTTTCACCATCACTATCTTGAATATTAAAAATAAAACCTGGAATATAAAATCCATCTTGATTTAATATAGGGGTTACTTCCAACGAATCCCTCATTACCCATCGCATATCTGGTAATAATGGTATTAATTTAGGGTCAAATGAAGAATAACCTACAGTTGAACATTTTTCAAATTTATCAATTGTTAACCCACTTAATGATTTTTCTATATCATACCCAAAACCAATAGAAACGTCATAGATATTTCGTAAACCATTTGGGTAATTTACACCATTTATTCTAGGTGTTTTTTTGTTTAGATAAGTACTTGAATGAATTGTTTGGACACCAGAAGTTAATTGACTATCTATTTTATCTGAATTTCTATAAAAATACGATGGTACTGGTACAACAGTATTAGCTGTGTTATTATCATTTAATTCGTAAAATACTTGACAACCAAAATTAGGGTCAAATAGTGACCAACCTGGTGTATTTCTCTCACCTTCTTTAGTATCAACAGTATTTTTATTTAAATCTTTCCCACCAACTAAAACATCATTTAATTTATAATCATCAATGATAGTCACACCATAATTAGGTAACATTCTAGGTTCAATAGTATTAATAAATTTAATATATGTATCTGGTCTATTATTATTATTTTTAATAAAATTACACTGTGAATCGGTTTTTAACCATCTTTCTTTAACTGGTTCCCCATAACTACCCATAGATATTGCATCATCAGTTTTAACTATTTTAGTAGTATTTAAATTATTAGTTAATGGTATATACCCATCAGCATCATAATTATATTCATAATAATTACCATTACTTTTAAAATACGGTCTATCTTTAATATTTAATTGATTATTACCATTACCATCAACCAATTCTTTAATAATTTTTTCGGGTTTTAAATACCCACTAGTATCAATAACCGTATAAATCGATGTGTTTTTTTTATTTCGTAACCCATCAAATAAATTATTAGCTTCCAATTTAGCCATAGCATTTATCTCATTTTCATTAAGATATTTAGCAGTATGGTTAAAAAATATTAGCATTCTATCTAAAACTACTTTAGTAATACCCCAATTATTTGAATCAGTGAAAAAATTAGTTTTATATGGATTAGTAGTACCATCAACTAATTCTAATGGGTTTATTAAATACCACCCTATTTCATAACCACTTAAACTAAAACGTTCATCGTCTCTTTTAACTACTGAAATTAACCCATCTAATAATTCTTCAATATATTTTACTTCATCAGAATTAGGTAAAACATTACCCAACCACGCTTCGTATTTGTTTTTATTAACACCATCAACCTCAAAATATTCTGGCCAAGGATAAATTACATCACCTTTAATGTCAGATACACTACCCTTTATTTTTTTAGCGTTTCCATTACTAGTTTTTAACCAAGTTTTCTCTGCATTAATACTAACATCTTTAATTGTTTCATAAAAAGCATCGACATGTGCTGCTAATATAGTTATTACACGTCTAATTGTTGGTACAAAACCTAAAGTTTCTTCCGTAATATCAGACATTTTTTCACTTAACTCTATTCTTAACTTCTTTAAAGATTTTTCTAAATTAATTTTTATAGAATCAATTTTATTTAATAAAATTTTATATGGATAAAAAGTAGGGGTTTCTCTTTTAGGTATTAAACTATCAGAATCTTCAATAATACCTAAATATATATTTTTTGTAACATTATCTAAACCTAGATTACTTTGAACATCCGCACTTGTTTTACTAATAAATTTTAAACCATTTTTAATATCTTTATCAGTTAATTTATAAGAAGAACTAATATTACCAGAATTATAATCTTTAACTGTTTCATTAATTAATTTCTGATTAACAAAGTCGTCATGATAATTTTTAGCATCATTTGATAAATCTTTATCCCGTAAATAAACACCATTCAAATTATATTTTATATTCCCATCATTCATTTTTCCCATTTCTCTATTATGTGAAACAATTGAATTTCTAATATCTAATAATTTACTTAATTTATTTTCAGTTGCACTAACTCGTTTAGCTAAATCATCATCACGTTTCATTTTTTCAAAACTAGTATTTAATGAATCCATATCATCAAAATATTTACCAATAGTTGGTAATTCAAACCCAATATCATTACCATCACTATCTTTTAACGATAAATATTTTTCTTGTAGTTTTTTAAATTTTTGACCACCAATATCTGTAAAAACATTACCCCTTATATAACCTAATAACATATCACTAAGAAATGCATATGTATAACCAATAAAAACACATTTTATATCAAAATTACCAGTTTGAGAATTAAATTTACTAGTAAATTTGGTTAAATGTAAACAATAATTAACCGATTTACCATAATAACCTTGAACCTTTAATTTAAATATGGGGTATGGTAAATCAAAAAAAACATTATATTTTGATTTTTTACCAGATGCAAATACACTACTACCCCTAACATCTACCATATTAATAATTATCATTGGTGCTAGTGATGAATTAAATTCAATATTAATATCTGTTAAACCTAAACCTTCTAAATTTTCCCCCGATTTATTAAACGTAGTACTAACTTGTGTAAAATTAGTTGTTAACATATTAGTATTACCATATTCTGAACCATTTGGTATTAATAAATTACCATCGTCAATAATATTAACATTAGTTAAATTATTAGTATTATTACTTAAGACACTCCTACCTTTACGTTCAGCTGTTAATTCAACTATAATATTTAATTTTTCTAATGGTATTAAACTACCATTAGTGATTTCATTCATATTATTAACATCCAAATAAATTTGTTTGTTAATTGTATTACCACTTGTATTATTTCCCATATAATTTAATGTGATTAATTATCTTATCTTGATATCTTTTTAATGCATTTTTAAATGTAAATGGTATTGATATAATTTCCCCGTCTGGAATATCAAATTCTAACCCACCCCATTGTGAATTTCTAGCCATAATTAAAAAACCATGATATGGGTTATTATAATATTTTTCACTTAATTTGTCAAGCCTTGTTACACCTTTTTTATAAACTTCCGTTTTATCGTTTAACATTGGTTCTAAGGTAATACCAGGCAATGGAGTTATATCACCATTATTTCTATATAATTCATATCTATCAAAATATTGTACATCCATATTAATTAGTTTTTACTTTTACATTTTGTAAAACAACGTTATTTTGTTTAATTGTAACAATTCCATTAGAAAAATCACTTAATTTTAATGTAGTAGGTTTATCAATCATTATATTATTAATTCTCACATCGTAATTCTCATTAAAATCAAATAAATCAGTCCCAATTATTTTTGTTAAAATATTTCTAAATTGTAATAAATAAGTCCCACTTTCAATTTTATCACCATTAATTCGTTCAATAGAATATATAAATTCATTTTCAATGATTTCATCATTATCATCAATAGCATTATCAACAATTACACTAAATTTTTGTGGTTCATCACTAACAATTTCTTGTTTATTATCATTTATTAAATTTAATACTTGATTAACAACTTTATTTTTTTTAGTTGAATTAACACCAGCTTTAACTTCATCACCACCTTGCCCAGATATTTCATCACCTTCTTTTTTATTAGGTTTAATCATTGTACCTGGTACCAATTTACCTTGAGAACCATTCATTTTAATTCTATCAGCTCTTTCATCATAAACTTGAGTATTAGCAAAGAAATTATGCGATACCGCATTCTGTAGTCTATTAATTGGTCCAACTAAACTAGACCCACCAATAAATTTAAAGGACATATCAACATTAACTATCATAGGTTGAACCCCTATCCCCTCTGGGTTTAAATCCCAAACTAATGGTTCATAACTAAAGTTTACATTATCAATCACAATTTTAGTATTATAAAAATCACCAATTCTTAATATACAAATAGGTGGTCTACCAAATGCTAAATTACCAACACCACTAGAATCAGTTGGACCTTGCCTTGTACATTGTTTTAAAAATGTTAATCGACTATTTAACCCTTCTGGTGTCATAGAATGAAATGCTGGGTGGAAATATTTTAATTGTTCACGAATATCATCAAATATAAATCTATCTGTTCGTTGTAATTCAAGAAAATAATCACACTCACTATATTTATGCATTGATTTTGGTTTCTTATTATTATTTACCTTTTCTTTCGGAGAAATAATATTATTTTTATTATTATCTATATTAAACTTTGGTTCATATTCTAATCGAATAAGTACTTTTCTATTTTTTTTATAACCCAATGTTTCATAATTTTCTACATCATTTGGTAATACAATAGGGTTAAGTGTGTGTGTAAAAGCACCTTCTGGTTTTAAATCTATTTGTTTTTCTTTAATATTACTCGCACCAGCTTTAATTTTTTTTAAAATCCATTCACCACGTGCTTTTGATAAATTATTATTATAATCACTTGGTGTACCATCTGGTTGACCAATACTAGCATAGCCTAAGATAGTTATCTTTAATTCATTATTAATATCTTCATTTAATTTTAAAATTAAATCATCTAATTTATCTTGATAACCTTCATTTAGACTAAAGTATGTTCTATTGTAATGCGTTGTTTCTGTCACACCATCACCACCATTTTCAATCCCATATGTTGGTATAGTTGTCGGACACCCGCCACTATATTCATATTTATCTTGTATAATTTCCGAATCATTTGGAAAATAAAATTCATATTCTTTTTTATCAATATCTTTATTATCAACCTTTTCATCAGTATTAGTATCATCTTCAAGTTCATTTTTATTTTTCTCATCATCAGTAACTTCCCCGTTAAACCCAGTATCTGGGTCTTGACACCCAGCAAATGTTGAATAAATTTCAGATTCTGATGCAATATTTCTCATATTATTCATTACTGATGGGTGGTCAACTATAATTTGAAATTGTAATGTACCTAACCTTTCAGTATGATTATAAGTATAAATTGGTTCACCTCTCCCTATAAATGGAATAGTTTCCCAATTAACACTTGAATTATCAGTAAAATTTATACCATATGGTGGAAACCACATTATCCTCCCTTTATCACCAGTAATTGGGTCACCTGGTCCAACTTCACAAGGATATTTTTCTTTTAAATCAGCTGAATGGTCAGCCCACGCTAAGTTTTCAATTGAAAACATAAAATTCTTTATATTTTCACCTAATTCTTTATCTGGATTATAATATGGACCAATTTTAGGGAAACCATTACCCTTATCATCAGCACCTAATACAGAATCACTTAAACCATCACGAATTATTGTAGATTTTTTTGTCGTACTAAAAAAACCACTATGTTTTTGTAAATTTTCAACTTGATTATATCTACGCATGGTTGACCATACACGACATAACGTCTCTTTACCATCAACTTTACATGTTACCCCAGAACCTTTACTCATATCATTTTTTAAATATGAATATGGTGTATAAATACTATCAGAAAATTTTACATCTTTATCTGATGATTTAGTTATCAATGTCCTCGCAATTCCAGCATTAAATAATTCCTTTGTTTTATACAACAAACTTTCTTTATTGTTTTTATACGGATTTATTAATCCATGGTTAATTTCTTGTATTTCAGTAGTAGTAACATCAATAAATAATTTATCACGATATTCTGGTGCTAAATCATAATTACCAAAATTTGGGTTTTCAATTGTGTTAGTAACCTTTTTCTCTACTTTTTCTATTAAATCAACATCCCATTGAAATTCGTGAACGTCAGTATTATTATCTTCTTTTTCACAAACACGATAACTATCATAATAGTCACTATATGCAGCACCAATTGTACCTTGAAAACGATTACTATCGATTATAACATCAGGCTTATCACTCGCATAGTACCTGGCATTTATACCATCATCACCCTTCCTTTTATCCTCATAACCAGGTTTATAACAATTTTGATTTACGTTAAAAAATAATGTATTAATCTGACCTTTACCAGTATTACTAATAAAATTGTTATTTGTTTGTAAATTACTTGCAAATTGATTAGTTTGTAAATAACTCTTACAAAATAATTTAGGTGCATATTCAAATGAACCAGAAGCCATTAAACTAACTGGCAATTCTAACCCAGCTACTCTTGAGAAAAAATTACCAACTTTACCTAAAGTACTCTTTGGTACTGTAATATCATAATTTGGTGTAAATATTTCACCACCAGTCAATAAATCTAAAGGATTTGTATTTATTCTACCAATAGTTTCTTGTTGTAAACCAAAAGCCGCATTATTACCCATTGCTCTAGCTAATTCAGATGCACCTATGTTTCCTAACAGTGTATCGTTAATAATACCAGTTGATGATAATCCTCTACCAACTATTGATGCTCTTACATCGTATCCACTAGCTAAACTACCATCTGGATTAATACCAACATCACCTTGAAGGAAACCACCAATTACATTTATAGCTTCGGTTGAAGGACCACCTAGGTTAATATGTTGATTTTCATCTAGATAACCATTAACCTGTTTACTCATTGTACCAGGTATTAATCGACCTATATCTCTTGTTTCATAGTTATCTGGTACATAGTAATTAGTTAGTATATCTACTTCCCTAAATTCATTAGATATTGTTGTTAAATAATTATCATCAGTATTAACTTCATCATAACCAACACCTAAATGACCTTCATTACCTATATTTCCAATTGGAGAAGAAAACGTAGATGTAGTTTCAGTTGATATATCGAAATCTCTATAAGGATTGTTGGATAAGCGTACTTCACGATAACCCTCACTAACATCATCTAAGTTTTGAACATCTGTAACAGCACCTATATTGATTATCGCTTCATGCCCAATACCATGCATTTCTGATAAAATGCTACTATCTGGCATTAAATTTAAATTTAATAAATAATCTCTTAAATCTGGTGATATTGAATTAATATTTGCTGACATAATTTTTCCTTTATTAATAAATATCAATTTAAGTAATTTCTATTATAAATAAATAATATATAGTATTATAATATATATTATATTAATATATAATTATATAAATTATAGAAGATTGTGATTTTTTTTAATTATGCAACTATTTCGTTAATTATTTTTAAACAGGGTTAGGGTTTAATTTTCCACCACCAATTGCTTTTCTTAATTCTCCTTGTATTAAACTACTCAATTCTCTTAATAATTGAGGGTCGTCATTGAAATTTATTTTACTATCAGTACCATTTATAGTTATTGGACCAAATTCTATCTTCAATGGTTTAAAATTAATATCCATTGATTTAATGTTAGTTTCATTACTAGTTGATTTATCTAACATTTTATCAACTGGACCACCTTTTTTAGCACCAATTATTGTATCATTAGGTGAAATAGATTGAATTGGTTCACCTGGTCTTGAAACAAAATCATCAACCATATTATTTGGTCCTGTTATTGAACCATTAGGTCTCGCATATTGGGTTGGTCTTTCATAATTTAGTTCATTATATAAACCATATCCAAGTCCACCGATACCACCAGCTAATGCCCCCCAAGGACCAAACATAGCACCCATTCCAGCACCTTGTAACGCTGAACTACCAACACCTATAGCTTGACCCCAACCACCATGTTGGTCTTCTAATTGTTGTCTTCCATAATCTAATCCCATACTACCAGCAGTACCTAATAAACCAAGTCCCATTCTTGTACCCATACCCCATTTAGTATTTTGCATACCATACCCAGCACGTTTTAATATATTTGGTTTAGTGAATGTTTTGTAATTAGTACCTTTAGTCTGTTGCATCCATCGACCTTTTGAATTCTTACTTAAACCCATAAATGATTTATTACCACTAATTCCTCCAACACCACCAGGGCCACCACCAGGGCCACCACCTACACTAGCGGTCATATTAAATCCCATTCCAAGTGCGGCTCCATTAGCAAGCCACATCCCTGCTTTAAATAAACCAAATCCAGCTAATCCAGTTAATAAGGCGGTTGTCACCTTACCACCAACACCTTTATCACCATCAAAAAATGAAGCTAAAAATTCACCAACCTTCGCACCCCAATTTTTCATCGTTTCAGCGACTTTAGTTAATGTGCCGTCCTTTGATATAGATTTCACGAAATCTTTCAAAATTGGGGTTAATTTAGCGTCTAAACCTTTTAAGAATGGTAATAATGTTATCTTTAAAGACTCAACTAGATTAGAAAGCGTTTCATCAAATGTTTTTGAAGCAATAGCTCTATCCTCCAATGTCTTTTTCTCACCAATTATTTGATTTTCCATACCAGATGTAATATATTTAACCAATTTCGGGTCACCGTTAACGTTTATCGTCCAACCTTTTTTATCTTTATTCCATTGGGCATTTGATGCTATAAATTCTTTAGCTTCTTGTGAAAGTTTTGGGTCAATCATCGTTTTTATTTTAGAGTTTTTAGCAAATGCTTTAGAGCTTTCAGCTAGTTCTTTATAGTCTATACCCAAACTTTTAGCCACTTCACGTAACCTATGCATTTCCATTCCAGAAATTTCAAATTCTTTAGTTTCTTTATTAAATTGAGCAGTCCCAGTGGTAGCCTTAATTATTGATTGTTGAAGACCTTCCATGTCATGTCGTGCCTGGTACATTAACGTAAATGGGTCGGCTAAATTAGACCACGCACCTCCTAAAACTTGTAGATTTGCGGCCATTTCAACGGCACCTTCTGGTGTAATTAATTTATCAGCAACACCAGCAATTGACTCCATTGACATTTTAAACCTAATGGATTCTGCTGTCATTTTTTTCATATTAGCAAGGCCACCTTTAAAATTATAACCTTGAGCTAATTTAAGGTTTTTAACCATGTCTTTAGAAAATTTACTAGCATTTACACCCATACCTTGAGCTAATTGAACGCCTTCTTCCATTAAATCACGGGCACGTTCAGCTGAATAACCGAAATTTTCTAAATTAGCCGCGTATTCAGCTGCAATACCAGAATCACCCATAAAAGCACCTTCTTGTAATTCAGCCATTGCGGTTAACCCTTGTTCACTTAACATAACGGTTTTACCTAATTGTTCAGAATAACTTTGTTGAAGTTTAGCCAACCCTTTCATATTAACACCCATTTGTGTTGTATGAATTGCTGTTTTATTAATCGTGTTAAAAACTTTTTCAGATTCTTTACCCATTAACCCCATACTAAGGGTTGCCATTCTAACCGCTTTATCTTGTTCTGTGTAATAACCAGGTATTTGTTTAGCGAATTTCCATGTCCCATCTTTAATAGTATTCCCAATCGCTTTATGAAGTTTAAGTGATTCACGTTGTTTTTTTATTTTTTTCTCATACAATTCGTTTTGCATTTTGAGAAATTTTACTTCATCTTCTATTAAATCAGCCTCGCGTTCCAGTTGGTCACCAATCTTGCCACCAATTTTTTTAGCTTCTTTACGTAATTCAACCGCCTTTTTTTCAAGTTTTTCAACTTTACGTTGTTGCAATTTTAGGTTTCGATATAATTTTACAGCATCACCTAATGCGGTAACATAACTACCCATTGATTTATTAGCAGCCTTTGAAGCTGTTTCAAGTTCTTCAGCTTCTTTTCTCCATTTACCGACTTCTTTTCTCCATTTACCGAATTCTTCTTCAATTTTAGCCATTTTACATTATCACTATTTTAACTATGGCATCACCGTTATAACCTAATGCAGTACCATTTATAGTTGGTAATACTTGATAAGTGGAACCACGAATTATTTCGGCATCACCTAGAATTTTAAACGTAACGTTTTGTTTTTCATAAAATACCTTTCTATCATCAATATTTAATTGACCGTTATACGTTCCACCATGTTTTGTTTTAGGCATTATAACGTTACCGTTATTGGTTAAATTAACATTTAATCTAAACTTAATTTCACCATTTGTTAATTCGTCACCATTTTTTTCTTTAGTATCATGAACGTTTAACCCATATTTTTTTAATATATTATCCATAGCTATATAACCTTTAGGGAAAAAGAATATATTATCCATACTTAAAAAACTAGGTTCAAACACCATAGATTTTAATATCTTATCCTTCCCTTCCAACCACTTTTCTCTAATATTTCTCTTGAATTCATCTTCATTACTTTTAATTTTGTTAGCTAATTCTATATCACGTTTTTCTTTCTCCCTTTGTTTTTCTTTTTCACTTGATTTTTTATCTAACCTTTTAGAACCATGTTTGAAAACATTATCATTATCATCGTCTGCTTTACCGTTTGGTAAAATTTGTGACATTAAATAATTGTTTATCCTAATATTTTTTATCTCATCATCAATGGTGTATGATAATTGTAAATATGGTTCACCATTATTAAACTTTAATGCACGGTGTTTATTTAAAGTGTAATAAGTACCACCCATACCACTGTTATCGTTATCTGATATTATAAAATCTAAATACAGTTCATCACCGTTTATTTCAATGATTTTAAATGAATAATAATCTAAAAGTTTCCAATTAATATCATCAGCATTAAAATCATATTCACCAGTAGCAATCATCAATATATCACCAGGTTTTACTGAATCTAACATACCACTAAATTTTGAAATAATATCTGACAAAAATCTTTTCTTAGCGTCAGATTTATCAGATTCTACAATAAAATTCTTTATATAATTGATTTGACTTTCAGTTACTATAATTTTTTTCATTCTATTCGTTTATATATAAATATGTTAAACATTATTATAATTGATTGGAATATTCATTATAAATTGATTTAACTGATTCACCAGTATGTTTCGTTATTCTAGTACCATTTGATTTATTAACAACATTTTTACTTCTTTCATTCATTTGAATATTTTGTTGATGTAAAGTCTCTAAGAAAAATCTACGTTCAATCGTTGGCATATTCATAACATCTGAATATGATTGATGAAGATGGTTCATTGTAACATAAACCTCCTCCCATAAATGTTTTTTAAATTCGCTCGTTAGGCCAAAAAAATTGTTGTGTAAGGGGAAGAAAGGTGGCTACAGGTTCCCTCCCAGGAACCTCAATATTTATTGCTAAATCTACTCCAGATTCTATTTTATCAATGTGTTCTGAAAAATCTAATGAATCACCAATTCGTAATGAATTAATAAATTCATCAATAACATTAATATCACGGCTACCGTTGACTTCAACGATTTGTTGCCTAAATCTATGGTTAACAATATTTGGTGCGTCTAAACCTAATATTTCTCGTTCATATTCTATATAAGTATCAATGGTTTCTAAATCACCAACAGTTAGTAATTTATATTTTATCGTTGTATTTGAACGTTTAAAAGTATATGTTAATAAACCTTCTCTATCTGGTTCGTCACCTAATTTTTTTGTTTTTAATGTATTTAAATCAAATATTGTATTAATTTCTTCACCAGTGATTGGGTCAGTAATAATAATTGGATATTTTGAACCATAACCAGTTGCTCGTAACCAAATTAATATAGCATTTCTATCGCCCGAATGTAAATCTTTTAAGTTAATATCTTCATCTAATATTTTACGTTCTAATAAAACATTAATAAATTCACCACTTTGAATTAAATTTGGTGATGTTAATATATTTTCATCAGATGCATTCAAATAAGCAACTTTAATTGATTTACGTTTATGTGGATATATTTTACCTTCCGATGGTAAAGGAATTAAATCATATGCTTGTTGACTCACCACTTTTTGTATTGGTCTATAACCGATTGGTGCGTTTTTAATTGAACTATTAACACTTACTGGGTCTGGTGCTTGATATACTGTCTTAGGTACGTATTCTTCTTTTGGTTCTTCACGTTTAGTGATATAAGTTTCGGTTTCAGTTTCAGCTAAATCTGGTCTACGTTCTAACGCTAGAATACGTTCTAATTCATACCTATCCCTCTCATCTAACTCACCTTCTTCTTTAAGTTTTTGTTGGAGATATTTTTTATTTTTTTGATTTCTTATTTGCTCATTAGTTAATTCTAGCATATCATCATTAGCTTTTTGTTCACCTTCACTTACTGGTGGTTGCTCAAATGTTGGTTCATTAGCAGCATTTTTATTAGCTTCGTTAATCATTTCTTGTGTTGGAATCACATTCGGTTTTCTATCGCCCATTTTTAAAACTTTTATATTAATTGTTATTTTTAGTAATCTAATAAATAAATACGATAAATAAAGTTTTTCAAAAAAAAAAGAATATTAAACAATATTCTTAAAAACAAAATACCTGGTACAATTTGACCTCGTACCAGGTATATAAAAACATAAATATTTGAATTTTAGTGTTTCAGAAGATTAAAATAGCTCTATCGAATCTTAAAGTTGCTTTTATCTCAGCAATACCATCATCATCCATTGATAAATCACCAAAATTGACATTGGTTAACATTGTCCCTTGAAGTTGCCATTTTTCAATAACAACACCAGTTGGGTCTAACATTTCTACTTCTACATTTTTCTTATAACCAGCAGCATAACCTTGTCTACCAGTTATTGATTCTGAATGCAATCTCACCCACTCCATTATTGCTTGTGATGCTGATGGTCCAATTGGGTCCCTCAATCCAACCTCAATAGTACTCCATGTGAATCTACCTATAACCCAAGTTGATGTATTTAAAAATGGTATTTCAACATCTTTTTGTTCGATAGATGGTCTACTAGCACTAGCTAACCACCATTCTTGAATCCCTAATTCAGCTGGGAATCTTATTAACCATCGATTTTTTTTCTTTGGTTCGTATGTGATAGGCATTTTTAATAGTAAGTCTGACATATTAATTGTTTTTTAAAAATTATTATTCCTTTTATAATAAATATCACTGTTTTGAAAAATTACAAAAAAAAATGTGATAAAAAATAAAAACCATTACAATTGTAATGGTTTTTATATATTATTCTTATAATATTTTAAATATCATCGAAACTAGCACCAGTGTTCGTTAGAACGAAATCAACACAAATATACTCTAAACTTCTAGTTGGTTTGATATAAATTTTACCACAAAGTTCATTTCTATCAATTGATTCTGGTGAATCATCTAATTGAACTCTAAAGTCAGTTAAACCTCTTTGAGCTCTTATGTTATTTAAAATTGGGTTAACTAATGTTAAAAATTGATTTCTTACAACATCATCATTTTGTTCAAATAATAATCTGATAGCAACCGCAGATACTAATTTTCTAGTCTGTAATAGTAATCTTCTAACATTAATACGGTTAAGAGCTGTATCATTAACTTGAAGTGTTTTATTACCCCAAATTTTAATACCGTCTGTTGCGTAATATGCTAATGGATTAACTCTACCTTCATAAAGTATATCTCTATTAACCTCAGTTAATTTCTTTCTTACTTGTATAGCGTTAACATCACCTCTTTGGATACCAGCTACCGCAAACCATGGGAATGCAATATTATCTGTTAATGCTACGTTTCTAACAACATCTCGTGTAGGTGGAACCCAAACATAAACGTTATTTTCAGCATCATTAATTTGAATCCATGGCCAATAAGTTGCAGTATAATTACTATCGAATTCACCGTCTAATCTATCAACAACGTCGTCTTCAGTTAATATAGTACCACTAGAATCAACGTCTGGTGTTGTTGTAATATATAACGAATCACATCTATCTTCCTCAATCATTTCGATTGTTTCCTCAACTAGATTAGTGTTATCGAATGTATCGATACCAGGTGTAGCAAAAATATTAATATTTACCGCTTCTGGGTTAGCAAATGTTCTAATCGCCTCTAAATAAGCATAATAATCAGAAGTTATTCCGTTATCACCATTAGTTAGTGGATAGTTAGAAAAATTACCATTTGTTAAACCTAATGAACCTCTAGTTCCATTAATTCTGTATGTATCTTCATTTGTTCTTCTGTCTCGGAAAATATCCCATCCATCAAAACCACCGTATGGTGCAAAAGTAAATTTACGTGAATAATTTTTTTCGTAATCAGTATTCATTACACCTAATTCTGATTTAAACTCAAGAATACCAGTAACGAATTCAAATGTTGGTGTGAAAGTAGTACCACTATTATCGATAATAATATCTACACCATCAATTGTACAATTTCTCGCATCAACGTCCATATGGAACCCTTTTGTGGTACCAGTCCATTGATTAATCGTTGTTGAATCTGGTAAACCATTGTAATCAAAGAAATCTTGGTCAATACCTTTAGTATTTGTTAAACCTAAATAAAATTTACGTTTATTATCCCAAAGACCATACGCAGCTTTATATTCAATATTAGGAGCTTGAACAGTTGTATTTCCATTTTCAGTGAAATCTTTAACAGGTACACCTAAGAAACCAGCTGGGAATGCATCCGCAGTATTTGATTCTGGAGCTGCCTCAACTAAAACATATTTAGATTTTGCTGGGAAATTACCATCTGTAGTACCAACTCTTCTACCAATATAGTTAGGTGAAGTTGGGTTCATATTACATTTAGCAAATTTCTCTAAATATTGTGGTTTAGCATCAGTATCGTAATATTTTCTTATAACTAAATCAAATTCTTTTTCATCTAGTTTAATATTTTGAATTGAAATTTTAAACTCATGGTTAGCATGGTTACCATCTGAAATTGTCCATAATCTGAATAATCTCATAACTTTATTACCTCTAACCTCCGAAACAACATAAGGTGTTACAGCTGGCTGGAATTCTTCAAGGTAATCTTTGAATGATGTACCATAATAAATTAGTGTAGTGTTAATACCCCTAACTTTATCATCAGTAATCATATCATCAAACATATTAGTAAAGATACTTTCAACATAAACAGCTGTACTATTATCTTTTTCTGTTCTACCAAGAACGTTTGTAATATAACTACGTTTTCTTTTATCAAACGATAAAACATATTCAAACGCACCAATAGTTTCAGCTGTACCAGTTAATTTAAAATTACCTAATGGGTCCGTTTCAACTGTTGTACCAGTTGATGAGAAACCAATAGTGTCACCACTTAATTCATAATGTAAAATTTCATTTCCATCATAACGACCTCTAGACCTTAATATTGCAACAATTTTGTTTTCAACATCACTATATGATGAACCAGAATACCAATTGGTTAATCCAGATGTAGAACCTGTTACACCACCAGAAATCGCACCAACATTTGTTACAACTCCGTTATATGACATACCAGTAAAATTATCGGTACCAGGTATTTTATACATAATAATAGTACTAGAAACAGAATCACCAGTTTGAGCTGAACCCAAAGTCGAAATTGTACCTAAAAAATCACTATTATCATCATCAATCATTTGTTGAATAACAGGGTCAGTACTTGTTATTTGTGAAATAGTACCAGCTGTTGTTGCTGTATATTCAAATAATGAACCGTATGAATTACCACTAGCAGTTATTCCTTGTGTTGAAACATCCATAGCAGCATCTAATGTTATCCCCCATGCTCTACCAGCATCATAACCAGATAAACCTAACACACGTGTTACATAAAGTTGATTACTTTGACTTAGATATGATTTAGCGATATATGGTAGTTCATATTTTTGATAACCAGTTGTAACAAATTGTGTTGCATCTAAACCACCAAAAAATGTTCTAAACTCATCAAAATTGCTAATAAATATTGGTTGGAACGCTGGACCTTTAACAGTTTCACCAGCCAAACCAAGTGTTGTAACACCTATCTGTCTAGTAACAAAAGTTAAGTCAGTTTCTGAAGTGTAAACCCCAGGGCTTACGAATACTTTGTTTTGAGCCATTCTCTTAATTTTTTTATTCTTATTATTCTTCTTAATAATAAATATAACAGAAAAACCAAAAAACAGTAATTATGTATTAGTATTATCTAACTTTTATAATTAAAAATTGTTTATTGTATATTTAACGTCTTTTATAGAATACTTAGATTTCTTTCTTTTCTTGAATTTATACCAAATATTCCACATAATGCTTACCGCAATATATCTACGTCTAGCTTGTGATTTAGACACACCTTCCCAACGCATTAATTTATAAAATAATTTATTTGAGAATTTACCACCTTTACCAGTACGCCATAACCAATCATGTATGTAACACGATAAATCTGGGTGGTTAAAATCTTGAACAACTGTACACCCATCAAAATCATTTTTTGGGTCCCAATTATCATCAAATGATAAATCAATTAATGGTTTAATATAATCTGGTGAGTTAGATTTATTAAATTGTAAATTTATTAGTTTTTTTAATGTTTTATTTGTATAATTTTTATATGGTAACATTATCTTCTGTGTTTTTTTTCTTTTTTTTATTAGGTATTTGAATTATCTGGTATTTCTACATAATATTAACTATTCCCTATTATCATATTATTTGTATGCTGTTGCATTGCCACTGGTTGTGTTATAGCAACAGCAGTACCAGTTTTATTATCAACCATGTTAAAGGTTCCAATGTTCACAAAAACACCAGCACTTATGGTTGAATCAAGTTCAACCACTGATGTGATATGTGAAAAATTACATAAAGTACTAGGGTTTGAACTATTTTTGAATTTAATTTCACCAGTGAAATTTAATGAAGATATTGTTCCACCACTAGAACTAAAACCAAATTCTTGTGTTATACCACCTGTTTGTGTTGAACAATTTATCATTTCAGTTATACCATCAGAAAATGTTACTCCAGTATGACCCAAAAATTTACAACCATCATAAACACCTATCATATTTGTTAAACCATCAATTCGACAATCATAAAATAAACCTAAAGTATTTTGTTGGCCATATATCTTTAAATTTCTAAATCGTGTTGCTAATGTGTTTTGATTATTAATATTAATTTTTCCATTCCTCCAAGAGATAAACTCCTTACCACTTACATCTTGGTCTAAAGTTAAATCACCAGCAACCATGATAGTTGAAATATTATATTCTTCACAAATATCTATTGCATCAGATAAATTATTAACTGCTTGTCCCACTGTACCAAATGGATATTTATTTGTTGAAGTTGAACCAGATGTTGAACTTACATCCAGATATACCTTATTATCATAAACTTGTTCTCTTATTGTTTGAACTGAACCAACAAAACTCACATTTGCATTTGTTGTAACATCAATATTTGTTGTATCAACTACTCCCCGAACAGAGAAATTACCTTCAGTATTTGAATTATCAAAATTAAATTTACCCGCAATAAATTCAAATGTTGATGTATTTCCACTTGACATTGAATTTATAATTTTAATCCCACCAGAATATGCCCTACAGCTTACATCAATTTCGTTTGTAGTACCAGAAAAATCTAATATTGGTGAATCTGTTCCAGCAACAGCACTCCTACAATTATTAAATAAAATTGATGCATTTGGATTTAAAGTCATTGGTGTAGTATCCATTAATAAACAATTTTGAAAAACCCCATTTAAATTTTGCAAATTAGTCATTCTACAATCATTTAAAATTAGTAAACCGTTAACATCTCCAGTCATAGTAAAATCATTAAATATTGCTCCATAACACAATTGATTATTCAAATCAATTGTACCTCCACCCCATTTATTAAATTCATAACCACTAATATTTTGTGAAACAGTTAGACCATTTCTAACATTTATTATTTTTGTTGAATAGTTATTAGCAATAGTAATTGCATCAGCTAAA